TTGCAGATTGTCGCTCATAGCATTTTATTTCGGCCGGAAAACGGTTCGATTCATGTTGCAGAACGGACAGCCGTCGGACGTTTGGAATGGGGTGTCATGGTATTGGCAGTGGAAGTATAAACCGCTTGCCTTCGGCGGCGGCACAACCTCTCCATGCAGCGAACGGGCCTGGGCCGGTTCGCTCTTTCGACGATTCAGCGGCATCGTATATCTCAAGTTTGTAAGTTAGACATCAGTAGCCCCGTGAAACAATTCCAAGCTTTTGCAAATCATCGCGCCCAAGGAGAAACGATTCCTCCATGTTGATGTGTGCGCCGATGAAACGGAGTTCGGCGGCTTCTGCTTTATGGCTGGCAATGCGTTCTTGCATCATCTCCTGCGGACGCTTCGAATTGCTGATGCTGAATCCCGTCATTGTTTCGTCGATGTCCGGCAGGGCTTCCTTTTGCTGCTCGTAGAAGCGTGCGCGCTCATCGTGAAATTTAGCCCTGGTGTCACAGAGTGTCTTGAGTTCCGATCCGTCGATTGTTACCTTCAGTCCTTCGATCATACCTTCACGTACCTTCACGCGCTGGTTGCAATCGGATGTCCTCAGTGGGCGTCATCGCTGAACTCATGCGCGAATATCATAGGTGCGCGCTTGGGAGGTTCTTCGCCTCCATTAAGTTCAATCAGTTTAGCCCGAGCCGCGTTGAATTTTTTGCGAAAAACTTCGAGCCCAATACCAATTTGGGTGATTATTTCAATATCTCGGTTCACCTTTAGCACGAACGCGGGAAATCCACGCCTGTAGCTTACAAATTTCCACCATTTGCGGCCAGTGACGTAAAGAGAGCCGTGCACTTGCGCGGCATAGTCTCCTGGCAATATGCCTTCCAAAAGGTATTTGATATGCGTTTGACTATAGGGACATTTAATCTCAATCCCCCCATCTTCTCCGAGCAATCCGTCAGGTGAACAACCGACGGAGCCATCGTCCGTTGTGATAAGTCCTACTTTCTGAATTGGTTCTCCAAATTCGAATTCATACCACGGAATTGCTTCTTCCTCCAAGATTCGGCCTTGTTCCATCTGCCAAGGTTGGGGGCCTCCAAAACTCGGCAACGGTCCTCCCCAGTTCTCAGCCAACTTCTTGGCGAGATACAATGCCGGTCCTTCACCAGTTTTGATCTTCCACAAAGGTGTTATCAATGCATCAAATTCACTGGCGGTTGGAATGCCGGCACGAGCTTCGAGCCATGCTTGCGTTCCCTGGGCTGCTTCATGGATCTTCATGGCACAACTCGTTCTTTTCGTCTTAGTGAAGCGTCCAAAAGCGAATATCGAGCCGCAGGAATAGTCTCAAAGCTCTTGGCACCAGCATATTTCAAGAACGATTCCAGATCGGACGCAGTGTCCATAACACGCCTCCCTAGTTCCTTCGCCTGTTCTGGCGTTATCGGAGCGCCAAGGTTCCGGGCATCGTCATCGATTCTCACAGAGATGTTAAGGCTGTCGCACAAAGCGCCACGCTGCGCGTATTGGGCGGCAGAACCGTCTGCCTGCGATTCTGAGCTGCCAGGCGGGCCCTTACCGATCCTGACGCTGAATTCGTTCGTTACAGCATGTCCTCCGACATGCAAGAGCGTGCAAAACATGATTATCCGAGCTTCATCAACCCTGCTTGAGAAACGAACGGAGAATCCATGTTTTGAAAGAAGCGGCTGGAGCTGCTTCATTATATCTGCATACGGGGCATATTTATAGCGCGTGCTGCCATCGTTATTCGGGACCGCCTTCGTCGCTTGCACTGGTGTTAGTTCCTTCTGCATATCGCAAAAGGCTATGGCAAACATGTGCTGAGCCTCGCGATCCTGCATTCGCTCATAAAGTCCACAGAGTGTTTCCAATTCTTTAGCCGAAACGCCTTTGTCGATGGCCAATTGCAGCATCTGGCCCACGCTCGGCACTTGCGCTGGATCAGGCTTTAGAACTTCAAGTGCGCCACTCATGCCGGCACCTCCAGCGCCTTCCCCCGCTTTTTCTTTCCGCCGTTAATCTTTCGAGCGATCGCTTTGGACCGGTGCGTCGTTGAGAGGATATCGACAATCCGCTCGCGTTCGGTCATTAGGACATCAATAGTCTCCATTAGGATGCTAGCTGCCTCCGGTGACGCAATAAGTGAGCCTTCCTTGCGCAAAACCAAAATCAATTCACACCTGATGGCAAGCTCCAGCGTCTCGTGTTTCGAATTGTCAGATGCTATGTAAATCAACGCTTTTAATTTTGTGATCATTTGCTCCTTCCTTGCCTTCTTTTCAGTCAATTACTTTTCGCTCCATATGCGAAAACCAGTCATATTCCTTGAATGCTTTCGTTTTTTTCTATTCGGCCATATCCTAACCAAAGCGATTAGATGTGTCAACAATATATTCGAAAATAAAACGGGCGAATCACTGTAACAGGTAAGTCGCGCCGTTTTCGCCGGCAAATCAGGGCAATTGTTGTTTGATAGCCAACGGGAGAGCGGAAATAAACTCTGATTTCATGCGATCTAAATCGGTGCGAAAGCCTTCGATGTTGCCCATCACCATGGCGGCAAATGCCAGTTCGTCCAAACTCTGCCTGAGATCCGGATTCTGTTGGGCCAGCACATTGGCAGTTGCATTCAAAGTATCATCGGCTTGCTGGGCGTTAGAGATCAGAATTGCCGCCTCATTGTCGAATTGCTTCAGCAATGTCCGCGCTTGCTCTATAGTTGTAACAAGACGCGGATTGTTGATTGGTTGATACGGATTCATATGCAAGTAGTGAGTGGCTTCGCGAATGAAACCGATTAAAGCCCGCAGCAACTCTTCGTGCTCGTATTTCACTTCCTACCACTTAATGCCGGGTATAACGATGCGGCATGTTTTCAAGCATCTGCTTTTGGGCTTTGTGGACAGCCGGTTTTTCCTCTGGTGAAATCCACAAAACCACCAAGTCAACCACAGCGATGGCTGCATAGTTGAGATTGTTCAGCATCATGTTCACATCGTTCGGATCTTTGCTTTGGCTGTCGTGGTAAGCCTGCATTGCGGAAGCGAAAGCCGTTTTTGCGATCTGATAGGAGGCAAAATATTGTTTGACCTTTTCGATTTCCGCAGCGCTGGGGCGTCCGGTCGAGACGTATCGATGCCAGGCTGTTTGGGCGAGCGTCACGGCAATATCCATTGCGCCCATTGCGGAGTTGGCATTCCGCTCGAAAGTTGCACACCCTAATAAACCGGCAAGTAATATGGTGAGTGCAAGTTTCATAAATGTCTTATGCAGGTTATTTGTACGTTCGCGCCGGCAGGAATGCCCTATCCCAAGGCCAGCCTAATGTTAGCCTGCGATAGACCGTCTTGGGCGACAGTCCGCTCGCTAATGCACGCTGCCTAACGGAGGTTGGATCTGGCTTTCGCTTCATGCTATTGCGCTGACACGCCAGGGTTTTTGCCCGAGAGCTGCGAGAGCCACCAATGGCTCCAAGCTCGCGGGCGGCTCTCGTTGGGGTTATTTTTATCACTGAATGTGAAAATACCTAAGCGGTTCGTAAATGCAAGTCTTTTGCCATTTCGGCTTTCAAATACTCTGGCATGGGTGAGAATTGAAGTCGCGAGTTATGGCCTAGCGTGACCGCTTCAATGTTATCAATGGAATATCCCCTTGCATTGTCTTTTCGATGGATCGACAAACTCCACGAATGCTTTCCACGCAACAAATCGTAACCGGTTTCTTTTGCGAATGCTTCGTATTGCTCGAAGCTCAATTCGAAAGATTTATCGCGCTCTCTGGCGCGAGAGCGCAAATGAGCGTACGCATATTTTAACGGATAGCGCTCTTTGAATTGTCGTGATCGATGCTTCGCGCATATGTTGGAGCGATCACGCTCGGTAACTCGCCCACGGCAATATTTGATTGCGCATTTCATTTTGGTCTGCGCTCTCCCACTTGTATCTCAATCATTACAAAAAGCATGTTCCGACGTGTTCAAGAAGCGCATCCGTTTCTAGCCGAGTCGGTGTCACGACGCGGATGTTAATGTCTCGCTCATTCGCTATCATCAGGCAGATGTGCTCCATCGCTGCCTCATAGTCCCCGCCACAATCAGTGAATCGCTCGCGGCGTACTTTGTGCCGATTGAAAATCCCAGTTGATTTGCTTTCCACGATGATTTCCATATTGGCGATCATCGGTTCAACTCCTCGCTGGTCAGGTTGCAGCGCCGCTTCGGCTTCGGGCCATCGCTTTGGCTTTGAATTCCTCACGTTGGTTCTCGCTTTTCATTATTCAACGGCCCATCGGCCGATTCACCGGCTCCTCTTTCTTCGAACAGTGGGAACAGATCATAGCCATTTCACCCCCGGACTGCCCAACTCCGTGAGGACCTCCAACGCCAGCCGCGCGGAGAGGCAAAGATATTTGTCCGCACTGTCCGCACTGTCCTCACTGGCCTCACTGGCCGCACTGGCCGCCCTGTCCGCACTGTCCGCACTGTCCGCACTGTCCTCACTGGCCGCACTGTCCGCACTGGCCCCACTGGCCGCCCTGGCCTCACTGGCCGCATTGGCCGCCCTGGCCGCACTGTCCGCACTGGCCTCACTGTCCGCACTGGCCGCACTGGCCACCCAGGCCGCCCTGGCCGCCCTGTCCGCACTGGCCGCACTGGCCACCCAGGCCGCCCTGGCCGCCCTGGCCGCACTGTCCGCATTTCCTTCGCGCTCACAATAATCGGCGGCGGCTAAGACGGTTGGCTCACCGGGGAAAATCTGACGGAACAAAGCTGGCAGCAGAATACGGATCGTTTTCTCGGCCAACCGCCTCGTGAACTCTCGATCATCTACTACGCCACGCGACCCGATTTGAGCAATACCCAGATCCCGCAAACCGCTCGCCCGAGCCGCGGACGAGGACCAGCACGAGTCGTTCAAGTTGATTTTGTACCTCCGCACCGCCTCGGCGACACATTCAGGGTTGTCCCCAAATGGCAGATCGAGTGCGACACAAATGGCCGCCTCAATACACATCTGCCCATTTCTCTGGCCCAGCCCCTCGCACAGTCCGCGTGCCAGAATCTCATCAAACCGCCCGATCGTTTTAGGAAAATCAATTTCCAGTGGGATTTGCATTTTTGGTTTTGTTTTCTTTTCTCCAACTCCTGAATTTTTTCCGCCCATGTCGCAATATTCGCATTTGTTCATCCATTGATCTATTCGTTCGTCAGCTTCTCGTCGTCGCCTGCGTGGTGCGGTTCGTAGCTGCTCTCCCGGTCTTTGTCTTCCGCGTCCAACTTTTCGTCAACCTCAGTGATTTGCTCGAACTCCGCGACCCGCTCCACAATCCTAAGCGCAGCTTCCGCAAATCGGTTGTCCGCTTCGGTGCCGGATTCCAGCGCCTTGGCGACATACTCAACGATCGCGTTCAGGTCCCGCGCGCATTGGTTGCGCCATTCCTCGTTGTGCGCTTTGTCGTCGTATTGGATATTGCAGCGCTCAACTTGACTCTTGGGAGGCCGTGCAGCGAGCGCGACGTAAACAGCGTTCAGGTTGGCTTCCATCAGTTTGATTTCGTTGCTCATGCCGGGAGAGTGGGAGATTGCGGTCGTGATAGCTCGTTGCCTTGCGTTGATTTCTTACGCTTCCGACCTTTCGGCCAACCGCCGAGTTTCGCGTTCTCTCGCACGGCCAGCGTCTTCGCCTTGGAGGTAGCTTTTCCTCCAAGGCGCCCAAGGACTAAAGCAGCCGGATTTTTCATTGAATACCTACACAATAGCTGAGCAGTTAGGTATTACAAGAGGAATCGCAAACTATTTTCTGCCTCTGTTCGCGGTCCCTCCCGGAGAGCGCCCACATTTCAAGCCCTTTAATTTCGGAAAGGGTCATTTACCCATTTTTAAGTTTCTGTTCAGCAAGAAAGTCATCAATGATACGTTGTTTCTCAAGGTCGTTTCGCGTTTGAGTTGCGAGTGCTTTCGCCTGATTTGAATTGTGGTCATCGGAAATTTTACGTGCAGCGACGGCTTCTAATATTTTCTCTGGATCTTGAGTAAGCCGGGCTACTGCTTCCTGAGCGCTAGCCGCCGTTGCGAGTGCCGTGCCGAGCGGTCCATCGACCGATTTTTTGATCTCGGACGTGGTATTTTTAATCTCGGCAATTTCTCGATTGTTTTTCTGGCGATGCTTTTTCGACCACCACATCGCCATAAATTGCATGATCGCCAAGCCGAGCAATGCCAGATTGTTGATTGCCGTCGAATATCCAGAGTCTATGGCAGAAAACTGTATCATAATCGTGTTCCTCTTCGTCGAGATTTAGCACCGTGCACATTCGTAAGGCTGGTCAGCGGTGCATTCGTAAATGCCGCGAACCGGCTTGCATCAGCACTTAATATCACAGTGACGTTGCTATTTCCAGACGAAGCCGATGAACCATCGAGGTTTTTCCAGTCAACGAACACCTGCCCATTTGTCAGCGTCGGCGGTGCGCTTAATTGGACCGATGTGGAGGCAGGATATGTGCGTGTGAATCCCGTAATGCCATTGGACAAGGAGTTGACATCTATCACCGAAAGGGAGATCGGAACGCCCGTCGCCGGATTGATCGAACCGACTACAAGGTCGTGATTCACCGGAGCCGGCGCAACGTATGTTGCGACGAAGCTCGCCGGGCTGACTACGAGGTTCGCGCTATTGGCTATAATCGTGAAAGCTACAGAAGTCGTGAAATCGACCCCGTTCTTGCTCCATTTCTGGAAATTGTTGCCTCCGGCTGTAGTCGGCGCGGTGACAGTAATCGACACGCCATCGTTGTTTGTTCGGTTGAACGAGGTTACGCCAGCCCCGAGACCGCCGTTGTCATTCGGAGAATATCCAATCGTCACGCCACTCGCGGGATTCACGCTCGCGAATGAGAGCGTCCACGTCACAATCGGAGGTGCGATATAAGTTGCCTGCCAAGTCTCGTTCGTCGTCACCGTGAAACTGACGGTGTTGGTAAAGGCAAAGTCTACCCCAGCGCGGCGCCATTTGCTGAAATTGTTTGTGCCGGCAGTAAGCGGGGCTGCGAGCGTGACGGGCGTGCCGAATAGATAGTTGCGTATGAAGCTAGTGGTGCCGGTCGAATTGCCGTCGATATCCGAGGTAGCTATTATCGAGAAGCCGTTGGCCGGCGAGCTGGTTACGGTGATGACATTCGTCGGCGTGGATGCTGCGCCAGTGATTCGTTCCAGCACGAAGGCTCCAAACTTTGGGAAAGTCTTTGGCCCGGTAACCGTACTCGAGCCGTGAGGTAAGGCCACAGTGTGGGATGCTGCCAGCATATTCAGCGTGATCACGTTACCAGGCAGGGTATTGGTTGTGATGTCCACCAGGTAGTCTTGTGCGTTGCGGACACGCACAGAATCCAGCGTGCTCCAGCCAAGAGTAGCGAGGTTCACCGCAATCGTGGAACCCAGCGACCAATTGTAGGCCGCGATCTGAGCCCGGTTCGTGTCGTACTGGTTGGGTTGCAGGACAACGTGGTTGGTCGTCGGCAATAAGTTGATCGTGGAGTTATCATCAAACGGCGTGCCGGCAATCCAATTGGCCAGGCTCACCGGAGCCAATCCCTCGACGCGGAATCCTTGCGCGTTAGTTGGCGTGAAAAAGTAATGATTACGGTCCACTGTCCAGCCCGGAACGATTGTCGTTCCACTGATCGGGATGTAATCGAACAATTTGGCTGTGGGCGAGTCGATCACTGTGTTGTCCACTATCAGCGCGTTGGTCCACGAGCCTCCCTGCAAGCCGCCCAGACCGATGTAATTGTTCGTCACTTCGATCGATGTTGCGTTGATCGAGGTGAAGTAAATGAATACGAGGTCGCTGTTGAACTGAAGATTGTTCCAGACATGATTATCCCCCTCGTCCCCGTCTTTTCGGCCACCAACTAGCAGCCGGTTGTTTACCAGGATATTGTGGTGAATGAGATAATGGTACACCGACGCTGAACCAGATCCGTAAGCTTGGATGCTGTTGTCGTAATTGTTAAGAACGACGTTGTAGGAAATGTCCTTTGACTCGCGCGCCGCCGTATTTTGGGTGTAAAATCCATGTCCGTGAAGCTGCGTCACGCCCACCCATCCATTATTATAGACCACGTTATTGCGTGCGAAAAGTCGACTGGATTGTTGCCAGGCAGATATGCCCGTGCTGACATCGTGCACTACGAGGTTTTCGATGATGTTGGATTGTCCAAAATTATAGAGGCCGTCGCTCAGAAAGAAATCGGTTGGGAAAGACGGATCAGTCGGCGGTATGCAAGTCGGACAAGAGACCGTTGAACTAAACCTGTCGGCAGTGCTCGATGAGGTGATTTCGAAGTTGCGCAAGTGAAGGAAGCGCCCCTTGGTGGCGTCGCTCGATGAGCCTAGCATCAGCGTTGGGCGTGCGGTGGCATGGTACTCGAAGGGTGCGCCAAAGGCTTGGCCATCGATGATTGCCCATTCGTTTGTCGCACTCTCAACGATGATTTCATTTGCGTAGGCACCGCTGATCAATGCCTGGAAGATGTCGCCTTCGTTGCCTCCAGCCACGTAATGCTCTGGCGAATTCGTAAACGCACCTCCTCTCAATTCTAGCTTGTCACCCCCCACTAATGTAGCGGTCTTCGCAAGTGCGGTTCTCAGATCCCAAGGACTAGCAATGGAGCCTGTTCCGCCAGCCGTGCCATTAGTGGCCGCGAAATAGATCGCTGCTCCCGCAGACTCAGAAAGCATGAGCGCGACGGCTAACAATACTGAGAAAACAATGAGCTTCATTAAAATATTGTCTTCTGATTATCCACACTGTACAGTCCAAGGAACACCGCCATAATTGAAAGGCTTTCGCATGGATGGTCTGTCGACCAAGCCCTTACGCGCCCATTCCAGCGATACCGCAAAAAGTCTCGCATGATTGCTTAGGGCGTCAACCATAGCTCGTTTCCTACAGCTTCGATTAACAAGGCTCCCCTGACTTGATTAGTTGGAATTACTCCAAACCAAAAAACGTTGTTCGTCTGAAATCTCAGCGATAAGCCTGCGGGATTGCTCCAGTAAAGCGTGGTGAAAGCACTAGGAGCAAAGTTTGTAAATGTGAAGATGGGCGGCGAGCTGACGAATCGAATCAATCGCGGGCCGAGCTTCGCATCTACAGCATCGTTTGGAAGTGCAATCAAAAGAGTGCTCGCGTTGGTAATAATGAAAATGTTTGTGACGTAAGTGATGTTAGTTGACGGCGGCAATGGAATGTCGGCACTGAGAAGGATTGGCACACGCACAGTTTGAGCTTGAATTCCAAGCGCGAGCAAGTTGGCTAAAAGCAAGAGAAACGTTTTCATTGGACTGGTAGTTTGAATGGCGACTTGCGTTTGCGGTGTGGCGTTGTCGGCGAAGGCACGGTAGGATTGAACACGTACGAGTATTCTGCGGAATTCCCGACGTTATCCATCGCTGTCACATAAAAGGTGTGGTTGCCGCCCGCCAGATTCGAGATCCACACGTGGTTGCTAGGCGAGTAAGCGGTATAACTGTCGCTGTCGAAGTGCCATTTGTAAACGATGTTTGTCGCGGTCGCGGTCGTGGTCCATGGGATGATTTTGGTATCGCACGCACTCCACTTGATCAATGTTGGATTTGCATCACCACTCCACGGGCCGGAAGGAGCCACGTCAAATGCAATCGTTGGAGCCACCGTATCGGTCACTGTCGCGATGCTGGCCTGCTTCACATCGTTGGATAATTGAGCAAACGAAAGACTGCTGCTGATCAAGTATTGTGGGGTGCGCGTAATGGTGAATACTGCGGTATTCGTTGCCACCTGATTACCCATCACGTCCACGATGCCGACGCCCGTTGTGTTGGTGAGGGTGAGGCTCTTGAGAGTGCGGTCGTAATTCCATGCAGCAACCACTGAACCAGCCCCGTTCGTAAACCCAAACAAATCCATCGTAGTCGCCGATGAGTTGGTAATTTTTCCCAGGCCTAACCCGGTAAACGACTTGGCCATCAACAGGGCAACTCCATGAGGTGTTTCCGAGCAGTTATACTCAACGACCGTCGGATCAGTAGGCGATAGGTCTACCATTACGTCATTGTAGTATTTGCTCCAGTAATTCACGTAACGCATTCCCCATCCTAATGAGCGCAGCGCGGCATAGAGGCACCGATCCACATTGTACTGGGAGCGTTGTTGCTTCTCGTTTCGAAGGGTCTCGGGTGAGAACGTCTCGGCCAGTGAAAAGTTGCCTTCGCGCAACGAATCCATCGTCTTCATGCCGCCGACACTCCAACCGCCCGATTCCGTGTTCCACACGGGCCGTATTCCGGCAAAAGCCCGCGCCCAATCTTGCATTGAAGCAAAATGAACATCACTTTCTGAAGCGTTGGGATCGGCTGAGCCGTCTTGTGGGTAAATGTGACCGGATACCGCGCTTACTTTTGCCTGCGTGCCGGCTGATAGCGCGTTCCAAATTGTCAGCGCGTCAGCGGCATGAGCCATTCCCCCGAAGGCTATAATATAGGCTTGCGGATCGGCATCGAGGATTGTCTTCACCGAATCGGTAATCATTGAGGCTATCCCGGTCAGATTTGTACCCAAGCCAACAGAATCCCATACCGATGCATTCGGCTCGTTCCAAGTCTCCCAGAAATGAATGTTGTACGGCGATTGGCTGTAGCGATTGACCACTTGATAAACATAGTTGGTATATGCTGAAAAATTCGGACTCCCGTCGCCATTAGTCGCCCATGTGGGCCAAGCCAGGCCCGGGTACAGATTGCAAATCGGAACCATTCCGTTCGTCGCGATATTTGCCACCGCAGCATCATTGTAGACGAAAGCGCCGCTTGTGGGCTGAACCGTTGTCCAGCGCACCCCACCAATCGGTGAGAGGTCGCGAGCGAAGGCAAATCCACTCCGGCGTTCGCGCAGCATGTGATAAGGCAAATAGTTTGGATGCGTGCCGATGATTCCGTTTGTATCCTGCGTCGTGGCGACGGCGTAGGGCAGCACAGCGACCGACGTTTCATCAAAGGAATCGTTTGAACCATAGAGACGACTGATAATGCGCATATAACCGTTTTGCGTCGGCAATGCGACTGTGACCGTTTTGTTCGTGTTTGCGCTGAGAGCCACGGAGATTGAATTCGAAGCGACCAGGCGGTTGAGGTAGTCGTAAATCAGGTATTGGCCCGTGGCGATTGCGGCCGCTCCATCATTCCAGAACCTATACCGGAATTGTTTGGTATCCCCAGAGAGAAGCAGATTATCAGCATCGGCGGTGTCGAGGCCAAGTTCTACCGGATATTCCGGGGAATACGTCGTAGCGCTTGAACCGGTCTCAAGCTGCACCGCGTCAACGAGTGTGTCGTTGACCAACACGTTCGCCGAGTAAATCTTAGCGTGATACATGCCGTTTGTGCTGAGCGTTGCCGTTGTGCTGAATCTCTGCCAGCCATTGGTAAACGTGACGGAGGTCGGAGGGGCTGCTTTCAGTTCCCCGCCGCCCATGATTCCAATCTTAACAGTGATGCTCGTTGGACTCCGGCCATACACGCTCATGGTATATGTGCCAGCCGTGAGCCACATCGCCCTGGAGATGATTCGGGAACCCAGTCGGAATGAGGTAGCCCCATGCCAGGCATCGGAGGTTCGCAGTTCGCCTGCCGAAGAATCAGCGTTTCCCTTGTTGTCGTTGCCGACGTAATAGATCCAGCCGCGCCCAGGCCCGCACTCAAAGGAGGAGTTTGGAATCAGGTTCGCCGCGCTGGCGCTCAAGACCACGCTCCAAAGAAAGACGGCGACTGCTTTCATTGGGAAAAGGTCGAAGTCGCTGAACGGATACTTGTCCCCTGCGCTGCGCCAATGTCCGGCTTGCCAACTGTGCCGGTGTAACTCGCGGCAGTCTCGGTGAATGTTCCGCGCCCGGTTCCCTTGGCACCCACCAGGTTTATCCGGAAATCTCCGTTCGCCGGATCAACCCAGGGGGTAGCATTAGCCGTGTACGTCTGTGAGTTGACGATATTGATACCGGCAATGGTGTTGATTTGCCCGAGATAATTGGTTTGGGTGCCAGACCCGAAGCCGCAATTGATGATTAAGCCATTGCGAAGCGTAGCCGATCCAGATGTGTTAATCCCCCAGCCGCCATTTTTCACAAAATTGGAATTCTCGATCAGTGCAAAACAGGCAGCGGTTGAGTTCAAATCCACTCCGTCGAGAATATTGTTGTACGCGTCGCAGTTCAGAATCCAGTTGGACCCCTGTGACCCAAGCGCAAAGCCATACTCGCCATTCGTGTCAGAGATGCATTCCGAAAATAAACAGAGTGTCGTTGTGCCAGTCGATACTCTAAAGCCGGATGTGTTTGAGCCGGCATTGTCGTGAGAAATACAGCGTATAAATTCGGTTCCGGTGACGGCATCGAAGAAACCTGCGAGGGCCGCCGTATTACTCTGATTGCAAGCGTAGGCTTCGCACTCGATCAATGTCGATGATGCCGTGGCAACATTAACGCCATGCCCGCGAACGCTATTGACGACGACTCCCTGAATAAGACATTCGCCGCCCGTAGCCGAAATGCCCGCCGCTGAACCGGTCGAACCGTTGTTTTGGATAATGCAATCAACCAAATCATTATTGACTCCACTCAGGGTAAAGGCGGTGTAACTTGATCCGCTAGTCGCTCCCGCAATCGTGAACTTTCCGCCGTCCCGAACGCTTGTAGTGTACCCTTGCCAGCGGGTTGGGCCGGCGAGCGAGTGCGTTATTCCCGCTGTCATGCTGTAGGAGGTGCCGCTTTTGATGTTCACGCAAGGAACGTTTCCACCAGAATCTGTCATGGTATTCTGCACGAAATTAAACGGAAAACTTGCTGCGGCATTAGGCCCTTTCCATGCGCCGCCATGTTTCAAAGTAGTGGCGCCCAAGGCATCGGTTGCTGGCGCGGTGCCAGATTTGGCCGTCAAGGAAACCGTGATTGTCGTTGAGTTAGTTGCCGTCACACGGGCGACGAATGTCGCGACCGTTGCGCCCGACGTGACATAGACGCTCGCCCAATCGCCAAGTGCAACATTGTCCGCCGCCGGATTGCCGGATGCCACAGTAAAGATCCCGGTCGTGGAATCCCATCCGCCAGCGACAATCGCGCTGGTATAGGTGTGCGCCGCTGAATCTGCGGTCGTGGAACCTGCGTTAAGATTGTTCCCGGTGGTCTGACAGTAAAATTCGGTGTATGTAGTGGCTGCCTGCATCACCAAAGCCCCCCTCAAAAGAGCCGCGAAAAGTAAATAAAGAAAAAGCTGCTTCATTTCGTGAGTTGGAGTTGAAAAGTTAACTCGGTTGCCGCCGAACAAGCGGTCAGGTCAAAAGCGAAAATATCTCCCGCCGTGACCGTGGTTGAAGTGAAGTCTGTAACCGTGGTGCTGTTCGTCGCGGTTCCCGAAGTAATCCCCAAGCCAGCCGTATTTATTAAATTCGAGGAGGTCGGATGAGCATTCCCGGAACCGATTTTCCAGCAATTCACGGTCGCCGTTCCTGTGTCTAAGACGATGCTCCAACCGGTGATCGTGGCGCTGTATTCGCAAACCGCAAAGCCAGTCCTTTTGCCGGTGGCAATGATCGAGCCGCCGCCGTCCGAAGTGAAACCTAGCGTTGCCAGTTTTAGATTAGTCGCCAGGGTCGGGCTTGTGGCTGTGCCGGCCAAGTCGCCGGCGAGTTTGATTACGCCGGTCGCCGCTGTGGTCGCATTGCTGACAGTTAACGTTAGATCTGTGCTAAGATCCCCCCCGCCAGCGAGTGGACCGGTTGTTGATATTGTCCGTGCATATGGAACTTTTGCCGCCCAGCCGGTGCTTGCAGAGCCGGATTCCTTCCAATACATCGTTGATCCCGCGCCACCGTCTGTACGGATCCAAATGTCTCCAACATTGCCTTGCTGGGCGCTTTCGGGGCTGCCCGTGCCTTTCTTGATCGTCGGGCCATTGTTTCCGAGCTGCCAGCGCGTCACGTTCGCGTTGCCGAGGGCAAAGGAGTTGTTGTTTGTTGCAAGTGCGCCGAAACCCGCCTGCGTCGTGTTCGTATAGGTCAACGTCCCATTGCCATCGAAGTACCCTGCCTGCGCGCCCAAATAGGTATTGTAAGCCCCGGTCAAATTGTCATAGCCGGATCGTGCGCCCAGGCCGGAGTTTGAGTCAGATGTTGTTGTGTTTTTGAGAACCTCGGCGCCAAGCCCGGAATTGTAATTGCCCGTCGTGTTGCCGTTGCCGGAATACCAACCTACGAAACTATTTGAATAGCTGTTTCCAGTCGTTCCGAGGGAAGCGCGTCCGATTGCGATGTTTTTTGAAGCGCTTACTTTGGTCAGTGCTGTATAACCGAGAATCACGTTGTCACCGCCGTCCGTCAAGTTTTGTCCAGCCTGGCGGCCTATGCCGAGATTGCCCGCGCCAGTGGTTAGATTTTCCAATGCATTTTCTCCGAGGCCCAAGTTGTTGATCGACCCTGCGATCGTCAGGAAAGTGTTTGTGCCCCCGAGCGCCAGTTGATTTGTCGAAATGAAATACCAAGCGCCTTGCGTCAGATTACCACCTGACCAAATGGCGTCAAAATTGTCTTCGCCTGTGCCGGATAATCCGCCGCTGGACGGAAACGTGAGCGCGTCTCCGGACGCCTCAACGCGCTGCCAAGTTCCGTTGCTGACACGGAAACCCATCGTAAAGGCAGAATCCGTATCGTTCGTGATGGTGCTTGTGGCTTCCTTCGTCTCCTCCCGCCAGAGGGCGGTCGTGACAGTCGCCACTTTAATCGTGCCGATCTGCGTCCCTCCGCTGGTATTCGTGCCGGTGATCTTGGCCCAGTAACCATTCGTGGAATCCGGTGGCATCGGGAGATTGACGCTGAATGTGGAACCGCTGAAGATCCCCCTGTAAAGATTGGTGTTGATGCTGATGGTTGCAGTCCCCGCGCCGGCAATGGTTCCAAGGTTGTTTTCGGACAAGTCGATGACGTTGGCGAAAAGATTCGTCGTGTTGCTGCCTGGCGGCGTGGCTTGAGTTCCATCGCTCCGCAGGAACGTTGCCGTACTTCCGGTCAGAAGAAGCGCGTTGGTCATGTGCGCCAGGGTTGCGGCAATGCCGTTTGTCTTGCTGGCATCGACCGCCAAGAGGCCACTGACAGCAACGGTGTTCAGGACAGTTCCGGCTAATGCCCCGCCGCCGCCGGGAAATACAAGGGTGTTGCCGAGATAAAGCGAAGTGACATTCGCATTTCCAATTGTCGCAGTATTGCTGCCGTTACCAGTTGCCTCGGACCCAATAACGATTTCATTAGTGCCTGAGGTTGTTGAAAGCTGCGCATTTTGGCCGACAATAACGTCGTCATTCCCGGTTACATTAGCGCTGCCGGCATTAGATCCAACGTCAACATTTCGCGCACCGCCGTTGTTGTTAAAACCGGCATTGTAGCCAACTGCGGTATTGTTGTCGCCAGAAGTGTCGTGCTGTAGAGCGCCGACGCCAAGCGCTACGTCTTGCAAAGTGGCGCTGGTACTAAATAAAGCGTTTTGCCCCATAGCAATTGAATTTTGGCCACCAGTGACTCCGAACATTGCTCCGGGACCAATAGCGGTTAAACCGCTTAGTCCATCCGTCATTGCTCCCAACGCCGCCAAACCAATTCCAAAACTTGCGTTAGTGTTTACGTTTATAAAACTATTCGTGTCAGCAAATCCCATCCGTTGAGATCCGAGGCGAAACCAAGGAGAATTTGCAAATGTTGTGGCGCTTGATCGATATGGCAAATAGCCGTCGGTTGGGTTAATCGTTGTCCCGCCGCCCGCACTGAACGCTGCCCAGCCCGTGGTGCCAATGCCGGTTTGCTTTACGTAAATGATCCCATTTGAATAATCGGTGTACTCGCTTCCAATGTTCGCCGCCTGCACGCCTTCTGGACTTCCCGATCCATGATAAAATCCGAATCGGACGGAGGCTGCGTCAGGTGAACCTGCACTCCACAACAAGGGGACAGCATCGTTGAGCCGCATCGAACTTGTATTGAAATACGCAACATCGACCGTGTTGGCTGCGATACTGATCGCGCCATTGGGATCGCGAAACATACCTCCACCTGGCGAAGCTAAGGTTCCACCTAGACCGATGGCGGGATTGGTAGCATTGCCTTGATTCGTAGTAAAAAACGAAGTTGTCGCCGTGAGTGATCCGCTCATCGCCACAACCGACGAAGAAATCCTTTGGAGCGGACTATCCCCAAGCGTGTTGGTTCCCGTGGCGTAAGGAATAAAGGCGGGGGTGAATGGGCCGATCTGTTCAACGATCACGTTCGTGCCCCCTGTTGTTACGTTATCGTACTGACCATTATCCTTGAGCACTTTTAATCCAGTTCCTGCGTAACCGCTAGGAGACTTGACGTAAAAGTTTGTACTCCCATCGTTCTTGTAAATCGTCAGGCTGCTCGGGCCAAACTTAAAGTTGTTGGTGCTTCCGAGTGTTCCAGCAAAATTAAATCCGGGGCTAACGTCCACCGTCAAATCACTGTCCAATTCGACAACTTTTGCGGCGTAGAAAGTCATTTGAGGAACCGAGCCAGCTCCCTCAGCGATCAGCATTTGATACTGGCCAGTCGGAACCGTGCGGTTGAGATAGAGAGTCCGAGATGATTTGCTGTAAAGAAATTGCGCGTCATCTGAATCAAGAGAATCCCCACTGAGCTTGTGGAAAACAATGTTACCATCGGCGAGCGTGGCAAAAATATTCGTGCCAGTCCCGCCATATGAAACAGGCAGTGGATTAAACGTCGTGAAATCCGTTGAGTTGGTTTTAACTACGACCCCAACGCCTCCACCAATTTGCGCAATGCCCGCTGAATTGACGTTCGCTATCTGCTCGGGATCGCTGGCGAATATTCTGCCACCCGATTTCCAAAAATGATAGATATTAACGGCATTCGTATCCACTGCCGGAACCACGCCAGATATCCAGGTGAGTTCGTTCACACCTGCCCCCAACGTATTGGTAAATCCGAGAGTGAAGGTCGTGTTCGTGACCGTGAAGCTCACCTGTTGGCCTTCGGACATATTGATGATCCCCAAGGTCGTATTGCTCGCTAGTTCCTTTGAGAATTCGTTGCCGAGTCCGCCATCAATATTGACCCCGGAAACATCTCGAATCGTTGTGCTGAGTGGTCCTTCGACGTTAACAATGCCGCCGACCAGCCGTTTGAGCGGCGAATCCAGGAAAGTTTGAGCGTCGAACCGATAAGGGATGTACTGATCAGTGGGATTGATGGCGGCTATGTTCGTGATAAATGTGCCATTGAAGAAAAAGTTTGTAAGGAAAGTATTCGTGGATAGGAATGTTATAATGTCGCCCTGAATCGTGAAGACGTTGGTCGAAAAGAAGTTGCTGATCACATTAAGGTTAACCACTGTGATGTTCGTTGTGAAAAAGTTACTGGCATAGAAGTTGACCGCATTAGTGGTTGCCAGAATTGTTACGACAGTGTTGCTCCCGCTATCTGTTGCCGTAACGCCATCGCCGACGAAATTGATGGTCGTTTGTTGGGATAGCGCGGCGCCTTCGTCCTCGATCGTGTTGTAGGCATTTGTCACGCCAACGCTGCCAGTGATAGGGACCGACCAGTGACCTGTGCCATCCAGGAATTTCAAGATGTCGCTGGGGAAAGTTGCGTTGTCGGCGATTCTCAGAGTATCCACCACGCCCCCCGGTTGGGCGAAACGTAGATAATTGGTGCCAAGTGAAATCGGACTGTTGGAGAGCGTGTGTGTGCCGATCCACATCGGCAATGTGTTGCTCGTTCCACTTCCGAACAAGAGATTGCTCGAACTTCCACCGACAAAAGTAACGTTCGTCAGAGTGATCCCGCTGTTAATTGTAATATTCGTTCCGGTAAGAAGAAAAATATTCGTATCGAATCCGATAAGTCCAATCGATTGCCGCCAGGTCACATGGCCCGAGCCGTCTTGCGCCAAGACGCTGCCAGGCGTTCCCTGAACCGTCGGCAGCGTGTAGGCTAGCCCGTTTATCGCATAGATGAAGTTCGTAGCTGAATCCGTATAGATTCGAAGGCCGCCAGAGCCGCCGATCTGGAGATACTTTTGGTTGATCTTCAGGCTTGAAGGAATCAGAGAAAGCATAAATTGGTTCGTGGTATTTCCACCGGTGAGATTGGAGACAAAGGCGGCATAACCTTTAGATGCAGCCGCGCTCAGGACGGCTGCAATTTTCGTGTTATCTCCAGGCGACCCATCTCCAACTGCCCCGCCCCAGCGAAAGTCAACCGGCCCACTGAAACGCCGATCATAAGACCAATTTGCATCGTCGGTGGATTGAATTCTGAAAATGCCGTCCACGAGGATTGACGAATTGGTAATGACAAACAGACCGCCCCCGCCTTGTCCGGGCACGTCGAAGTCTCGGACGAATACGGACTTGTCCAGATTCCCAATCTTGCGCGTCTTAAGCGCGGCGACGTTTGGCACCTCATCGACGAAGCGTTGGCCCAGGGCAGGCAGGCCAATTAAGAAAAAGATTGCCAGTAATCGTTTCATCGGGTTATTCCTTTATGCAGTTCGTGTAAGGGATTCCCACCCTTTTTTAGGGCGCAGTTCGATACCGAATACTGCGTTAACAAAAATAAGGTTCGACGCGCAAAGGGAACACAACCTTTCCAGGTTGTGTGGCCGGAGAAAACGGCGCGGTAAATAAATGTCCGGCTGGGTTGCCCTCCGTCTGCCCCTTGAAAGAGAGATAGGGGGGAAGGGGGGTTGTGAGAAAGTCTGGTCCGGAGTCTTGTGTTGTTCTTCATGTCTGCTCAAAATATGTCCAACCCGAATTCTTTACACACCGCAATTTGCTCTTTTGCCTTGTCCAGCGGGTCATTTCGGGAAATTACCTGACTTAATAAAGTCTTGCATCTGCTTCTGTTCATCGGTTGGACGTTGTGACTTTCCAGCCGGCACATCGAATCCAAATGCGTGCCGAATGGAATTCACTATTCCCACTTTCTGAGCCGAATCAGACACATCATCATTCAGTGCTTTCAAGAATGGCTCGCTGACTGCAACCGCTTTACCAAGGTCTTTGTACAACGAGGAAGGAGTATTAAGAAACCAACTTTCAACGGTGGGATTGGTGAGAGCCAATCCGATCATCTTTATTCCAACGAGTTCCTGAATCTCTTTTACGCCGCCTTTTGGGTTGAGCATAATTAAGGACACAGCAGCTTTGATGAGCTTCCCAGTAGCTGAACCTTTGGAAAATATACCCGTTCCTGCTCCATATTGTTCGGTGATGCGATATGGAGAAAGCGCCGTCGCCAAGTCCTGCATCATATCCATTTTGCGTTGGCCAATCATCGCAATGTACTTGGGGTTCATCTTGGAATCATTCAGCACCTTTCGCAGAGACACATCATCAATCTTGGGGCCGGCCTTCCTTAGAATCTGTTCGAGTGTCTTGCGCTCCAGTTGTTCGGATAAATCGGGATTAGCCCTTGCAATATTTGAAAGCCACTTGATATCGCTCTCCGTTCCAACGTCCATGAAGCTGTTCAACGCCTTTTCAGCATTGACAGTATTGATGTCGAGAGTTCCAGAAGTGAACTCCTTAATGAGTTGGTTTTTGTAAAGGGTGCTCTGTGCTGCCGTAGCCGCATACATTCGCTTCACCATGTCCAAAATTGGCGCGTCCGATGCCAACAGTTCCTTAGCTTGGTCCAGCGTGATGCGTCCTTGGCCAATGGCAATTCTGCGAGCGGCTGCTACCAGCCGATGCAGTCTTGAACCGAAAACCGCATCGGCGATGTCCTTGTTTGGACCCAGGCGATAATCGTCCAATGCTGCGAGAAATGATTTACCGTCAATCGTGTCGCTACCAAGGCCCATCGTGCTTTTGTTTAGCAAATCATCCATCACCGATCCCCGCAACGCCGTCTCTCCCGGCAAACCTTTTACTCGGTTCAACGTCTCAAGGAATTGGCTTGGCTTGGATTTCAAACGCTCCAACACAGCCTCATCAGAAACATACCCCGCGCCCTGTGTGCTCTTACGAAACAAATCATGGAACCCAGGCTCTTCCCAACGGAGGACGTTGCTCTTGTAGAAGTCTTCCGCGATCTTGAGTTTCGTTTTGACCGCTGTTTGGGGAGGTGCAGCAAGCCATGCTTTTATTGCATCGGTTATAGACCCAGCAATCTGTCTGATGTGACGTGTTGGGATACCCTGCACCGCTTCGCCCTGAGCCGCTTCGTCATAAAGCATGGATCGCATTTTGATCATCTCTCCAAGATTCATTTCAGGGTCTAACTCGGCACTCAGAAATCGCTTTACTTCAGGGTGTATGAATTCGTGGACGGGTTCCTTTCCTTTGACCGTGGCAGTACCGGTGCCTCCGTATTGGTTTACGGTTGTTGCTTGGGACGTGACTGCCCTGCTTGGAACATTCTTACGGAGGTCGTTTATTTCATCCAAGATTGGCTTCGTTGGAATATTCCTTTGCTGAGCGGCTGGCTCAGAAAAAACATCTCCATATTTGACGTTCTTCTCGGTCATGTCCGCAGCATGGACTGTTTCTAAACTGCTCCGAGTTACTTTGCCTTTCTCGATTGGACTAAATCCAGAACCGGGACCGACCTTCTCCCCGGCGATCTTCCGCGTCGTAGCCTGAAGGTCGCCGGTGCCTTTGACTTCAACAGCCTTAGCCGCCGCTGCTGATTCGCCTTCGGTGGCATTGCGAATGCCTTGGAGTTCATTGACAAGGGTCGCGCCTACCTCTTCGTCGCTTTTTACACCAGCGGTAATAGCCCTGAAGGTTGCATCCTTGCTCGCTTGAATATCAGCCAGTTTTTTGGCGGCTGATGCTGCGCTTGATGGAAGGCTTTCGATCATCTTTTGGCCCATTGCCAGGATGGGCGATCCGCTAACATCGGCTGGGCTATGGCGGAGTTTAACGCCAAGCTCTTGTTCCAACCGATCAGCCGCAGCTAATCCCTCAGTCTGAACGGCAGTCTTTGAAAATGAAAAAGGCGCTTGAACGAATTTGAAAGCTTCGTTGAGCGTCTTGGCAAACCCAGCGGTCAAGTAACCGAATCCTATATCAATGGGCAAATCCTTCAATCCAGTCATCAAAATTCTACCCGGATCAATGGGTTGTCCCTGTTCTGACTTCACTGATGCCTGCTGAACTGCTGAAGCGGTTTCCATTCCGATTGATGAAGCCGTGACATCGCGGGCAAAACTTAATTTTGGCCCGAGATTGCCAAGTCCAGGGACTCTTCGAGCAACAGCCATCCCCAACAACGAGCCGGCTAATTCGGGAGTCTTTGCCGCAAGTTGTGCAAAATCTCCAAGGTTGATTGAGCGGTCGTTGACAAGGACATCTTTCTCACCTCCCGTATCATCGGGAAGTGTGAGGATGAAGTCCCGACCGTCTTTGGAAACCCGCACCTTGCCGGGATACTTTTCCTCCAAGTAGGTGTATTGATCCAAGAAATCTTTTCGTCTTCCAAGTTGATAGCGATCCACCAACGGAACATTCCCGAATGCCCCTTGTTCTGGACCGGCTATTCCGGCGCGTGTTTCGATTGGGCGAGATGGACCTTCAACGCCAGCAGGCATCGCTGCTGCATTCTCTTGCTGAAACAGTTGTTCTTTTGTGAGCGGTAAAGAACGCGAGATTTTGGTAACGTACGGAACTGCGGGTCCGTACTTTCGCATTGATTCACGCGCTGCTTCCGTCGTCATCGGAGACAACGAACCAGAAATGTCTGAAGCCGTTATTGGCTTGGGTTCTAAGGGTTGTCCTGCGACTGGAGTATCAGGAATGGAACCAAGCGCAGCATCAAGTTCATTGACAAATGTGGCCGGCATTATTGTGGCGGGTTTACTCTCTCAGCCCAATCGTGAGCTTCTGTTTTGGTCAGCAAACCGGAATTGACAAGATTTACATAGTCGTTCACCTGTAGCCCCATGAACATCCACGGCTGCAACGCTTGTCCTCCCGGACCCTTTGCCGTTGTTATTGCCTCCATTTTGGTGAGCTTCTTCATCTCGGAAGCATTGGCCATGATTTGGTCATACGATTGATCCGCTGCTTGAGGATCTATGAATGCCTTTCTCAACCTTTTTACATCTGTCTCTCTGATTCGTCCTCGGAGTAATTGGGACTGTAAGAAATCCGTTAGCGCCCCTTCCGCTTGTGCTCTGTTGGACGATACCGACATATCCCCCCCGAGACCGATCTGACCGAGTATTCGATTTTGAAAAGATCCGATCTTGCCGGCTACACCAACATCCTGTGGACGAAGTTGTGAAGTCATGTTTTCGAGCAATTGGACTACGCCCTGATACCGCATCAAATCCGTCTGCGCTTTCGTCTCTGTCGCTACAGTTGGGCCGGTCTTGCCACCAGCGCCCCTGTGAGTCGTAATGCTCTGAACGGTGCCTCCGGGACCGAGTTCAACCTTAGTATCCTCATTTGGCAATGCGGTTTGCTCATCTACAAACTGTTGATACTTTACGGCTTCTTCACCTGGAGTCATCTGCTTCCCTCCAGTGGCCGATAATGACGCCTTGTATGCGGATAAACGTTCTTTGGCGTTCTTTACGCTGGCGGTATCCTCCGACCTCGGAGTTTTCATCAACTCGATATCAAGCTTATTCTGAAGCGTCTGAGCCGTTTTATTATTCAAGTCGGCATTCTTGAACGTAGCTTGTGCGAATTGGCTTACCTCTTGGCTCATCCAAGGCTTTAAGGCGCGACCTTTGAACCATTCAGCTTGCTGTGCTGGATCGCTTGGGTCTTTTATTTTGGCTAGATCGGCCCACGCTGATTGATCTGCGTCTTTGGTTTTAAGAAGCATGTGCTGATGTTCCTGCTTAATCGTGTGATCCAAGGCAGCGTTCGCAATCTGTTGATTCATCTCCTGCATCCTGAGCGGCAGCAAAGCCTTCTCTGCATCGATTTGTTGTTGCCTCTGACGCAACTGAAACGCTTCAGCCAAGCTCATCGGCTTGTTTGAGTCGGGCGCCTGTTGCATCCACGGCAGATCGTAATTGAGATCTAGTTCAGGCATTATCTCGTCATTCTATCAAGCCGAGCAGCGTTCCAAAATTCGTTTTGAGTGCCTTGTAAATAAGCATCGTACGATCCCTGAGCAAACCCCGGCCCGTAATTATCGCCACCGCCCCCGGCACCGCCCGCGCCCGCACCGCCCCCGGTTCCGCCTGGCCCACCGGCTGACACATTGCCGCCCATCGCACTACTTATCCCCATCGTCGCCGCACTCGCCAAGATTCCCTCGACCCAATCGGTCAACCCGGTAAGCGCTCTTTCCGCGCCAGTCGGCATCGCCGCTTGTTTGGCCTTCAGGAAGTCGTAATTGAATCGGCTGTTGCGCTCCGATGTGCTCACGGCTATCTGCTGCGCTGGGCTGATGAACATCGAAGTTGCGTCGGCCATGTGCGGAAGTCGGGAAGCCGCCGACTGCAACCAGCGCTCAGATGCTGACAACCCTTCGCGAATGAGATCCAGCGATGTCAACCCAAGACTTTCGGCTTCCGCGCCGCCAGCCATTGCTGATCCTCCATATCCACCTGCAAACGATCTTGCCCCGCGAGATCGCTGAATCGTGCGCTGCACGTCGGCTGGCAACTCGCCTTTGAGGAAAGAATTTACCTGTTCCCCTCCGGTCTTCATCATCTCGTCGAATCCAGGGACTGACGCCTGATACATCTTCTGAAGCTCGTCGAAGTTGAACTTGTTGATCTGTCCCGCAAGCTGTGTCGCCTGAGGTGTGGCATCCAAGTTTCCCTGAATGGCCCTCTGCTGCTCTGTCTGTGCGTTGATTGTAGGCAGATCTGGTATGGCGACATCTTTGAACGTCTTCTCCCAACCCATCAGATTTGCTAAAACTTTTGCCGACATATCTGCGTTTTATACTTTAATCGATTTAGGTATAATTGTTCCCGATCAAATTGACTTTAGGTGAAATTCTCTATGTAGCCCGCTCCGAATAATGCCGGGTCTTGGATGCGAGGCGTGGCTACGGGGCCGTCGCCGTTCCAGTTGGCTAATTCCTCCTCCAGCAGTGGGATCGCCCCACCGCGACGCGAAGGAATTCCATATTCGTTGGTCACATTGCCCTCCATAAGCCGCTCGGCGGCTGTCCAATCGTTATTCTCCTCAGCCTTAATCGCCATGACCGCGAGCTTAAGCGCTTGTAGGTTTCCAATGACAAGGTAGTCGGTATCCTTCGATACTGGAATGAATGCCATCTTAACGAGCAAATCTACCTGAGTTTGGTCGCAGGTTGCATCTGTTGAACATGGCGGGTTCCGACTGTTGCCGCCGCCCATCTGAGAGAGACCCGGAATCATATAGCGCCGATATTGCGGAAGCGTTTCGTCTGACTCGTATATCGCCAGCGATTTCACATTGGCACCGCTTGGAACATCATAGCTATAAAGGCGAACAGGCCCATTAGTGACAGGTTTCTGGACAGCGGTAATCGAGGTGAAATAATTGACCGAAAGCTGCGGACCAGTGGTCAACAGAACTCGCTCGCCATCAATCCATTCTCCAGCGACTTGGGTCTGAATCCAATTGTAATTCTGGTCGAAGCCTTGAAGCAGAATATAAGCGCCAACCGCCTCGGTAACATCACAGTATACTTTCGCCTTCTGTGTTGTGCCGAAGAAATCATCGAATGTTGGCGATGTTCCGCGAGGGACAAGTGTTCGGCCGATACAATCATCGGGACCAAGAATGCCGTAACTGGTTCCCTGAAATTCAAAAAACTCGTTTCGAATTATCCCTGGAAAATTGCAAATCGCAAAACCTTCCACAGTTTCAAACTGTCTGGGAATGGTGATGCAGGCGTTCGAAGTGCAGAAGCGATACCTCTGGAAGCAGCCGACCCACTTACCCCGAGGAAGCAATCTTTGTACAGCCTCATTCAGAAAGTGAGAAACACGAGGCTCCGAGTCACAAACCTCCAGTACCCGAGCGATTGTGTGCCTTGCTGCACCAAGGGTTAATCTTGTCATTTGAGCAGTTTGTTATTGTTCCACAACGCGCATTTGTGCCACATTAACCCCATGAGCTATCGGCCAAATGTCAAAGGAGGTTCTACGCTTTGTAAATGCGGCAAGCCTAGACGACAATCCGGCCGCAATTGCTTGCCATGCCACGCCAAGACGGCTAGAGAATCGCGCCGAAAACGAGGTGGCCACTCGGGTCTTTCTCCAGAAGCCCGAAAACGCTTGAACGCTCGTTCGTATCTCCACGTTTATGTCAAGAGAGGCAAGGCAGCGAAGAAATCCTGTGAAGTGTGCGGCAATCCAATCGTTCAAGGACATCACGAAGACTATAACAAGCCATTGGAGGTTCGCTGGCTTTGCAAGGCTCATCACTTGGATATTCATAGGATCGTCATACAGTCACCCAAGCCCTTATCGACCGCTTGGCAAACGTCACAGTGACGTACGGCGGAAGATTCTGATGTGGCTTCACAATGATCGGGGTCGTCGTCAAATCGCCGCCTGTATTAGAAAGCGTTGTATTCACCGGATTCTCTGCCGTGCCAGGCGGTAAAGCCAGGCCATCGTCGCTACCTGGATAAACAAGCCCCATCTTTGTTCCATCGCCCGATCCCCAAATTCTATTTGGAGGCGTTCCTGACTGTCCAACTGCAATGGGCGTATGAGTGTGAGGCGGCATCTCAGCAACCGAAAGCGATACCAATTCCAATCCGCCAAGATCACCTGGACTTATCACAGTAGTTGATAATGGAAGCGTTCCAGCCCCAATTGGCATTCTTGCCTCATATATCGTATCAGCCTCCCAGAAACTTCCAGTAACAGGGGTTGGAGGCGTGACGCTCGGGTCGTTTCCATCGCCACCATCGTATGAATACAGATCAGCAAGCGTCCCGCCCCAAATCAAATGCTCGTCATTCGGTCCAGGTGGAACGCGGTATTTGCGCACCCATTTTCCGAAGGCGAATGAGTAGGTTCCTTCCAATGCACCTTCCGGCGTTAGTCGATGCCAGATTTTGTCTTGATTGTCTACGCTCGGAACCGTCTGCCCTACGTTGTAGCCCAATCCGACTTGACTCGGAATAACGCCGAAAGCACCCGTGAACAAATCAATGGCCAATTGCTGCCATGTGGTAAAGCAATACCCCGGAACAAGGCTCGGTGCGGTCAGTGGAACTAATTGGGCATTTGGCATTACTCGGCGGTATATGTAAAAGGATTGATGTCACATCCAACGACGCTCTGGCACGGCCCTTCGCCTCGACACTCTCCCAGCGGCGATTCATCGACCCAATGCGTGTGAAGAACGAGCTTCTTAATCCGACAATAACCCTCAATCGTTTGCCGCGTTTGGAACTCGAATCCCAAGTTGAATGGTTTGCTCACATCCGCCTCACAAGAGTCTGGAGGCTGCGGGAATTTTATGTCGGGCCGGTATTGCAAGCGGTGCTGCTGTGGACCAATTTGCGCATTTCCGCAAGTTGGTGTCGAACAATCCTGAAATGTCGAACATTCACTCCATGCCGTCCAATCCAGCCATAGCGGGTATTGGTCCGGCCGGAACTGAAGGTTGAAGGAAACTGGGCCATACAGTTCGTCAACTGACTGTTGCCCGGTCATTAATCGCTTCAACCCGGTTTGCGCTCCGTTCGATAAAAATTGGAACGAACGATCTTCGTGCGACCAAACGATTCGCTTTGAGCCGTTATCCTGCTTGTCGGCTCTGCTCAATTCCCAAAGCTGGATCTTATTGTCGGAAGAAAGCGTGAACATGAAACAGCGCTCTTTACGGTTAACCATAGCCGTAAGAATCTGGAGAATCTTCACGCCGGTCCAAAGTCCTTCCCAGGCTGGAGGCGACTGCCTGCTCATGCCGGATATTACCGAGAAATCCAAAGATAGGAGTCCACGGAAATACGTGCCTTTGCTTGTCCATACCGGGCTTACAGTCATCAGCAAACGGTTGTCGAAATTAACCGCGCTGGCATGGTCTAAGATTTCTTGCTGATCATAGTCCAGGATTGTTCTCAGTTCGTCACTTGAAGGCGTGTTTGCCCATGTATTTTGACCCGCAAGGGAGAAATTTCTGCGGGCCAGAACGAAGCTTCTCACCCCATCTGTGGAACGAAACCATATATCCGAATTGACGCGCACAAGTGAGTTCTGACCGATTGGCCCAAAGTTCTTTAGGCTCACCGTCTGGACCGGGTAGGTTAGCGTTTTCCACGTCGCCCGATCAATCGGAGCATTCACAGAGAATCCAGTCGTCCGCGTGAATACCTGTAACGCACTTTGGCCGGTAACAGTGTCAAGGATTGCCGGTGCCAGCATCGCGGTTATCTCCCCGGCATTGTCGGGAATGGAGAATGCGCCCCCCGTTACGAGCAGATCGTTCTCACTCATCTTAAGGACCGCATCGCGATAATTGTAGGCTGCCGTTCCGCTCGGGCCATAAACCAAATCTCCGGCAACGAATTGACGGCGATCTGGGGATGCAATCCAAAGCCTACCCAGTTGATAGTTCATCACGGTTCCGGTAGGAATCTCTCCTGGTTGAGTACGGCGAGCAGAGGCACCATCGAATATATAGGCCGCACTAACTCCATCCTGCATGATGAAAAAGTTTTCGGCCTGCTCCATGAACGTGTATTCGAGCAACGATGAATTCGGCGATGCAGGAATCGTGATATCCTGCACTGAGAATTGATCAGCGATATCTACTTTGAACATGCGCCCACTAATAGCGGCCATGAGCACGTCATCGCCCGTTGCCGTGCGATAGGTTTTTGCGCCTTGGAATTTGCCATCCTCGAACAAGGAAGATTTAATGCCGGGAAATTGTAAGACCCGATGATTTATTCCAGGTCGCGGCTTTATGAAGCCACCTCGCATCTGAGCGTTTACCGCGAAGGCGACCTGATTTGGACGAATAATACTAGGAGACAAACCAGAGTCGCACCCCCCGCTTAATTCTGTGAAACCGTCGCTAAGTCTTCTGGGATCTTTTACCATAAAAGTACTTTCTAGGGGAAGCTGTCACCGAATAGATAAATATCCACCGTTTTGGAAGGGGGTGCCACCTGGGCAGTTGAAAGAGACAGGTAAACAATTCCGCCGGTTATCAAATCAGTCGTCGCAAACGCGGCGAGCGTTAGTTCGAGCCATTTATTTGCTGAATTCAATGGCCCTGCTGTTCCCCATTGTTGGCCTGCCGCCACTATGGCATTTCCCGATTTTCCAACCCCAGTGTAAATACCGCCCAAGGTATTGTAGGCGGTCAAATCCAGATTTGGATTCGTGACTATGATTCGGTCGATTCTGACTTTATTTGTGATTAAAGTTATTGGCTGATCGGTTGCGACATCCATGTGAGCGCCGATTAGCGATCCCAGCAAACCGCTGCGTTGTAGCACAGTTGGCGTGGCGACAGTGACCAATATCAATCTGCCATCAGCGCCAACTGTGATTATCGGCCACGAACTGCCGTTTCCGTATGCACCCGGAGTTACACCAGTCGCGCCTAATGTGGGGTTAGGGTAGCTCCCGACGAGCGAACCTCCTGCTGCTCCACCGGGACTTCCACCGGTAGGAAATGTTATGGGAACATCGCCCGCGGCCGTAACCCGACCCTCTGCATCAGTCGTTATTTGGGCGACGTGTGTCGCGTCTCCGTAGACCCCGGCTGTGCCGGTAGGAATGAGCGTTGGGTTGGGGTAGTTGCCGGTTAAGTCGCCGCCGGCTGCGATGCCGCCGATTGAGCCGGGAGCGCCCTGGAATCCGGTTGGAGTCAGTTTTGCTTGGGCTGGGATTATCGTTCCGCCTGCTGCGTTTTCGGGATAATCAAGGATTCCGTCATCCCGCAAATTGCGAAGTGTCAAAGTAAATCCGTCAGGTATCCCATCAACTTTGAGTGTTCCTCCAAGAGCTAAAAAGACAGGTTGTCCGAAGGAGAATACGGAAGAATCAAGCACACTCGCGTTGCCGTCCTGAGTTTGCGCCGGCATGGTGAAGTCTGCCGTAAGAACTGTGCTCGCTGAAGTTCCATCAACGCCATCGAGACCAGGATTTCCAATCGTCCCTTTTGTGCCGGGTATACTAGTTGCCAGACAAATTTGAGCCGGTAGTGCCATTTTATCAGTTTGGTACTTCTTCCCACAGCAGCCTCCCGGAGACAGTATGCGTTGTCACCGAGATGGTATTTAAGAGTGCCAGTACGCCTCCAGGCGGCACAAACAAAGAACCGTCGAATGCTTGGACACCCGAAACCGATGGCGTCGGAGTCGCTGCAGCTACCGTTGTGGTTAACAGTCCGCTTGCAGTGTTAAATTCTGCTGCCTCGAACACCACCAATGGAGTGGTCGCTGCCAGTCCGGTAAGCAAACTCGCGGTTGAAAGCGAAAACGCCTTAGCTTGGGAACCGGTGCTCGCCAAAGTTTTTCGATTGAACGGGGACAGTCCCGCCGTCAAAGCGGTGACGCCAATCGCGGAAGCCCACACAAAACCCCCGAGGGCTACAGATGTCACGTTATTGATAAAATCCACCAATGCTGCCTGGAGGATGGCTAAGGTCACAGGCGAGGTCGGAGGATTCCACACTCCAACTATGGGCTGAGAAGTAGCATCCAGCGCGATGGTCGCTGCCGCCAAAGCAGTCGGTTTACAGCCAATCGAATAAACATTCCCGCGCAATACCTGTTCATAATATCGCCCGTGCAGGTGCTGCAGGACTAGTTCGCCGGAACGGCCCCCGCGGGCAGTGCCCACCGAGCCGTCGGACAGAATTTGCGGCCCCACCTGGTATTGAATTTCATAGTTCATAATGGTTTGTTGAATTCTCCGGGCAGTTCGATTCCTTGCGCGGCCAGATAGGTTGTCAGCAGGTTAAATCTTTCGCTCAGTTCATCCACCCGATCTGCCAACGGAATGTCCAAGTCATCCCCTGCTTGCAAACGCTGGGTTATTGGCTGGCCGATAGCTCCGGTTTTGTCGTCAGCAATGACAAGGGGTTTTTGTGCGCTCACAAAAGGACAGGAGATTTTATATTAACCATCAGTTCGGTTGTGCTCAAAGCGATGCCCAATTCTACGACATATTGCCCAACTGCTGTTGGAGCCGTTGCCGTCGCTATGCCAGCCGTAGCCGCCGAAAGATAGTAACGGGTTTTAAATGTCAGACCCCCAGTGGTTCCGAACACCGCATCCCACTGACCTGTGGTGGCCGTTAGGACACCATTGACCAAAACCATTCCCGCTACTGCATTGGTAATACTAGCCTGCTGAACCAGGCCGATAACATCCTTGGTTCCGCTGGCATCAGCCTTGGCCTTCTTTACGCCATCGGCGACATCGTTGTAAACGGGGGTGCAAATAACAATCGCTCCAGCTTCGTCATTAGTCTGACTGACAACATCCCCACCTCCAACCGCTGTAACATCGAGCGTGTCGGTTGATTGTAATTGCTGAATCTGACCCGCGTTGACGACTAATGGTTTTCTGAGAGCCATGGTATTATAACAATATCGGTTGTTCGAGTTCTACGATCACCGTTGTTGCTGATTTTGCCTTGCCAACTTTTTGCACCCATCCGCTCGTTGGAGGAACGCTGGATAAGGTCGTTCCATTGATGAAAATAGGATCTCCAGCAGTCCAACCCCAGGATCTATTCTCCATTTCACCAATCAGTTTTACAGGTCCAGAAAAACCATTGAGAATAGTTGCCAACGCTATTCCGGCAACCTTTCCGACCTGAGACAACACCCCTGAATCAGCTTTCTTTCCAGTAATTGTTATCCCCGTAAATTGCGGGACAACCTCTGTTGCAGTTATGGTGATTTCCAACATGGGTTTTTATCCAAGCCATTTTTCCCAGCCGCCCAGCGCGGGCCGAATTACGGAATTTGGAATGATGTTTGAAACTCCATCGTCAGGCAGATTGTTGGTGGCATTGTAAAAGAAAAAACCTCCGCCAAGACCATCATTCCTGGCATTCAATCCATAGACCATTGCTGGCATATCATCAACCAGGACGGTTACTCGCGTTTCTTGCCGAAGAAGATCGATGTAGTCGTAGAAATTAATGCCGCTTCCGCCGCCGCCGCTCGGCAAATCAACAATTTGAATCGGGCAGCATGGCGTGCAGCAATCGGATGGCGTGGGGAGAATCGAACTCAATTGACACCTCCTGCAAAAGGTAGTAAAACAGAATTGCCACTACCCTGTATGAAGCGGCCGATGGCGCGACACATTAACCCTGTCTTAATATGCAAGCCCCTAATGGATCGAATCGGGACACTGTTCTTTATTGCCCGCAGCAGCTTCGACGCCCAAGGAAGCTTTCTCCGGATCAGGTCAGGAAAATACGAATTATGAAAGGGCCACATAAGTTCATTGCCGACCGCTTTGGAATAAACAAGGCATACGTCTCGATGATTAAAAGTGGAAAGGCAAGAAAGCATGTCAGGCAGCCCTATTGCGATACGCCTCAGTAAGCCGAGAGGTGATCCCTTCTTCCGTCCCCAGATCCTCCGGCTCGCTCTTGGCCGCTTTGCCTTCCTCTTTGATCGCAGAGTCTCCGATTTTCACAATGCAGAGTTGCCCGTTGGATTTGAGCTTTAGAGTGCAAATATCCTCGAAGATCTCCCCTTCGTTAAGACCTTCAGGAACGATGTAGTCCGATGGGGTTTTGAATTCTGGATAGGAAGCGCTCATTGCAATGCGTGATAATTGTATTTGTAGGTCGTAGACCCGGCTAGGCCCAAGGATACCGCATTGTTGATCACGAAATTCGTTGTGGTGCTAGTTACATAGGGAAGAAAAGTCAAGGCACTTGAAGTAGCGCTTGATGGCCATAATACGACGTAAGGCGCAGTGCTGTATGCCACATTAAAAGTAATAGTGACGATGGCTGCGTTGACGACGGGGGTCAGCCCCGAATTAATCGTCACCTCGCCGGCAAGGTCGGTGCCAGAAATCGAAGCCGAGGCACCACTTACACCTGATCCTGAATTAGTCGAAACAGTGGGAACTAAACTCTTGCCCACAAGATGCGTCAAATACACGCCGGTTACATTCGAATTTCCAATCGTCGCTGTGTTATTGCCGTTGCCGATTGCCCTTTCCCCAATGACAATTTCATTCGTTCTATCCACCGCAGAAGGAGCGGACAAATAACCTATAAATACATTCGCTTCCCCAACAGTATTACTAAACCCTGCTTTCCAACCTAAAGCGGTATTGTTTTTAGCTCCATCTGTCCTAGAGAGCGCCGAATTACCGTTTGCTGTATTATTATTTCCAGTGACAAGAGCTACCAAACAATTCAAACCTATAGCATTATTTTCACTTCCAGTTGTAAGTGCAAATAATGAACGATATCCAATCGCAACATTGTTATTCCCACCATTAGCCACTTTTAACGACTCGACTCCAAGAGCCGTATTTGCTTGAGCAGAACTTTGAACGCTTAACGAATTCAGTCCTAGCCCGACATCAAAAGTGGTCAAGTAAAGACTCGTGTTGGTTGCGTTGAAGCCGAGCCGATTAGTGAAGTTGGAGTACAGAGGGGAATTCCCGAAGATCGTAGCGCTCTGTCGATACGGAAGATAGCCATCACTGGGATTGATCGCCGTCGAGGTTGGAACCGATAACTGTCCCGCGCCGTTTACGTATGAGCTTGTATTGCCAGTCAATCCAAGCGAATTAGTGATGGCCGACAGCGGAGGAACAGCATTCGTCGTGTAGGCATTACGCCGTATCGGAGGAGCCGCAAACGCTGAGAAGGACATCACTACAAACCAGAACCACAAAAGCTTTTTCATTCTGCAATAATGTTTACCCACCCAGTGTTTCCAGTCCCACTCACCTTGTTCCACACACCTCCAAGAGCAGTCGTGTAAACAGACCCTGGACTTGCTGTGACGACTCCGTCGGGACTTCCTACCCCGAAGTAGGTGCCAGTCCCAGGTCCTCCACCCTGCCCGCCAACACCCAGGTCTACCAACTTCCACAGACTGCGCTGTTCGCTGTCGCCGGAAGATGAAGTGTTTCCTTCTGGTAGCCAACTCGGCATGTTAGCTCCTTAGCGCGTCAATCTTCTTGAGCAAACGCGCCTCGTCGTCGCCAGGCTGAGGCGCCGTCCCTTCCGGGAACATCGGCATGGCCCTATGACCACCCGAGGATTCGAGCAGAGAGCACCATTTCTGGAGGCTTCTCCACTCAGAATCACCTGGTTGCGCCGTATTACCTTCTGGAAAGTACCAGGGCACGTCGATGCTTACGATGCCCCTGGGCCGATGCCGACTTCGTTAATGTCCACGTCGGCACGCCAATTGATATTCGTAATCGCCGCACCAGTAGCCCGCACGCGAATATCCTTCCCGCTCGCATCAAGCGTGCAGTCCCAAGCTGCATTCGATTCCAGGCTCTCAACGGCAGTCGTTGCTCCAATCTGAACCAACGTTCCCGCCGCATTCGTGATGAATGCCGCAGTTCTGCGATAGGCTGCGCCTTGAGTCAGATCCTGATTGATCGCCTGGACTCGCGCCGTAATCTGATACATCTTCGACGGCGCTGTCGTGAATGTCGAAATGTCTGTAACTGTCGCATCGGCAGTAGTGATCCACTCCCCCAATGCTTGTACCGTGTTGTGCTTTGACATATTCTTTACTGTTATTTTGTTAACTTGCGTGTCAGTATGGGCATGAGGTAATAAGATTGCATGATGGGTCACAACGGAGATGGACGAATGCCACTCCACGCTCGGGCGAGGCTGGCATCGGAGCTTCAGCCAATATCCCTCTATGATAGAGGATGTTTTTATCCGGGTTGCAACGTCTGTCCTCGATATTTTTCACTTCCCATTCGCCGGCATAGTTCACGGGATCGAAGGTGAATTTGGGCGCGGGATTTGTGATCGGCCGGGGAATAAGGGAGGTGTAAACTGTTGGATCGAAAATCACGGTTTCTTCATATGGAGCAACCCGATATGCAGGTCGGAGTACGGCCTTTTGGCCCTTTGAAGCAGACGCCAGTATAAAAGGCGGCACTTCGGTTAAAACGCCGCCCTCGCAAGTGAAGCGCCGGGGATACGGATCGATGACGTGGATGAAGCCGCTGTAAATTCTCTTATTAGTGAGAAATGGCTTCAGCAATTCATTAGGTGTTGCCCATCTGATGTCTTGCCGGATGTCGGGATTCAGAAAAATGAGGTTTCTGGATGTTTCCCACGAAGTGAGTAAAGTCAGCACTGGATAGCCATTGTCCGTCGCGAGAGCGCCTTCCTCGGCACCGTCCCTGATCAATTGTGCTGCATACCTATCAAGAATTCCCTGAGTGAGAATTGATGTTGGACACCCGGCTGGATATGTGAGTGCGCCAGTTGTCGATTCCGTAGGTGGACACCCGTCTACGACAACCTTCGTCTGGCACAAGCGGGCGTAATTATGCCGATAGCGGTTTTCCCACAACAACCGGCTGTATTCGCCGAGGATCTTCGTAATCGCGTTAAGCTGCTGCATCAGCTCGAACGGACCGCGTAATTGTTCAGCACAGAAGTCCGGGCCTTCCAGAGCTATTCTTTGCATGTTGAAACTGCGGGTCGTCGAAGCAACGCCAACCTTGGTTACCGGTGGAAGACACATGCCGCCTTCTCCACCGTCCATACTGGATAGAAGAACATCCTGCCACTGTGGTTCTGCATCGGTTGGTGCGGATCTCTCGTACGTCAGAACATTCCATGAATCACCCATTCCTTGAGGCACAACGCCTCGTGGTTGAAGACGAATGATTGGTGACCGAGCGAAGTATCTAGATCGGATTTCATTTGCCAAATAACGGCCAGATTCCTGGGTCGTTACGGCGGTAATTGCTGTGCAACTCATAAAAGACAAAAACGGATTGGTTGAAAATCCTTGAACGAAACGCACGCGCGAGACGTGGACTTTCGTAGTTTTGTCTCTGGCCGGAAGACTATGTGGCCGATTGCAGTCGGCTCGGGCTGCTACCAACAGAGCCTAGGATTTGAGGAAGGTCTGGTCGGGACCGGGAGGACCGAAGTTTTTATTCCATCAATCTGATTACGAAAAGTAGCCTTTAAGCTCAGAAGTGTCAAGTATGAATGGAAACACCTGCCGCATGACTCCGTTCTCTTGGACATACCTTTTTGGATATGGCGTGAAGATTGTCATGGCACCAAGTTTCTCACGCGAGTGCACTGAATACTCTTGAATTCCATTTGCGAATAAATAACCCATCTCATACGGAGCATTCACGTATGCAGGATTTATCAATATGCGCGCAAGTGGCTTGCGCTGAGCCTTCCAAATGCGCTCGTACGTCCTGGCAGGCGGCAGCACTGTGAACCCGAACAAGGCGAGCGCGGAGTTTTTAAGGAAGTTGCGTCGGTTCATAGCCTGGAAACATTGATTCGTTTGTCATAATTTCTCAATCGCAATCTGATACCCACGCATAAGCTCATCGTATTTGCCTTTGTAGATTGCGAGGAAGGCGTCTATTCCTGGTCCTGGATTTATACTCGCCATGATCTGGAAGCTGAAAGCTCCATAAACACTTTCCCCCGCCAGCTTACGACTGGCGGGGGATTAAATGGGGGCGAAGTTCAATTGAATGAACACTGCCCCGTTCGAGTGCTTCTAACAGAGTGCGCGGGCAACTAAGGTAAAGTATCGGGCTTTCTGTAGCGAATGTAAAGATGTTCATAACTTCTCAATCGCCACCTGGTACCCCCGCATGAGTTCGGTGTATTTGCCTTTGTAGATCGCGAGAAAGGCATCTATTCCTGGTCCTGGATTGTCGAGAGGATTTGGCATATTCTTCCAGAGATAGTCGTCAAAGATCAGGATTCCGCCTGACTTCAATAGGCGCCATGACAGCACAGCATCTTCCAGCACTCCTTGTGAGCGATGGTCCCCGTCAATATAGACAAAATCGAACAGGATAGAGGCGTCTCGGAGGCCCATCCATGATGGTTGCTTGCGCAATTGTACCCGATACTTGAATTGCTCGATGTTGCTCAGAAAGCGATCTTCCGCTCCAGAAACATCCACCTTGAAGTATTCATGATCCTTGCCGCCCTCGAAGTGATCGATGCAAACGATCTTCGATGATCCATGCGTCAGAATATTTTCAAGAAACCATACCGTAGAACGACCTTCGAAGGGACCGATTTCCAATGCCCGGATATGCTCCCCGCCTTTGAACCGTTCCAACAGCGTGGTTAAGCCTGCGATGTTACCGGTAAACCAATCGTATTTGAACTCAGGCATTCTCAGTGCAGCCGGCGTTTAACACGCTCCATAGCTCCGAGTGCCCTCACCGAATCCACCGAAAAGAATCTCGCGATCTCTCCAGCCTTAACAGATGTCCTGCCTGCTTTTCGTAATTGCTTAAGCCTTTTAAGCACGTCTTCGTCATTCAGTTTTTTTCTCATACGTCAGCATTATGTGGCGACACAAGGATATTGCAAAGTCCTTCCGGCAGCGCATCCAGCGGCTTGCGATCCCAATCCCCTTCGACAAAGGGTACGCCATATTCAGTTATGACACGCCATAGCATCTCGGCGCCGAGATGGTTAAGGTGAGGATACCTCTCGACTTGAACGACTGACTTGTTCTGGCGAAACATCGACATATAGCCGGCGAACAATTCGGCGTCTTGTCCCTCCGTATCGATCTTCACGTAAGCCAGTCGTTTCTTGAACTTGAAAATATCCAAACGTTCTATGCTCACGATTACATCTTCACCTTCGACCAATCGACCGCCGTTCATTCGAGTCGAGTCATATTTGAATACTTCCTTGCCCTTCTTCATCCCGACCGCTTTGTTGCGGCGTACGATTGGAGCAAATTGAGGATTTTGAAGTGAGTTCTGGTGTAGAATAGCGTAAGTAGTTTTGTTCGGCTCCCAGGCGAAGACCTCTCCATTGGCCCCTGTTGCAACGGCCATTGGCAGCGCGGTATCGCCTGTATAGGCTCCTATGTCTACACATGAATCACCAGGTGAAATGAATTGAGCCAGCCAATCAATTTGTTTCTCGGAAAACTCCTTGCGGACCTCTTGGGGATGCTTCCATTGATAAAAAACAATCTTTCCCCATTTTCCAAGGTCATGCTCTGACCATTCTGATGGATATTCAGTCATTCGTCATCATCGCGTTGTCCTATTCGCGTGGCTTCTTCTTCTTTTATGAGCCAATCCCGCACATGACCAACGCGAGCGAAGTAATTCCCGCAGCCCGAATTCAGATGCACCGTTCCGCGTTCCTCGCCTTCCTCGTGTTGTGATACGAATATGGAAACCGCGTCATAATATTCGCCTAATTCGGAAGCATGTTTTTTGATCGCTTCCAGTTCCTTAGAATCTCCAGTTCTCATTTTACCACGGCTTTGGTCCTTCAAACTTGGTTTTGTGTCCGGGTGCCCATGTTTCTGGGATCACAAATCCAGGCGGCAATTCTTTCACTAGCTCCAGACCATTCTTGAGCCGGTCATAGTTGTGATATTTCAAAGCTACCTCCGCTGTTGGTTTGCACTTTCCATAATGGAAGACATGACGCTTCGATTTCAGATATCCGCCATTGACCCGAGAGCACACCTTCCCCTCTCGGCAAAGCTGCTCATGCGTTGCGCCTGAGTAATAGAATTCCTGCCCGAGCGGGAACCCTCGGGCCTGGTAATCCGGGTAGAGGCTTGGATCGTAATGCTCGAAATCGTCTACAAATTCATATCGCGGGTAAAGAAACGCCATCGCCATCGACCCCACCGCTCCAAATTCCAACCGCAACATATCCAGATCGGACTTAAGCATGGCCTCGTCAGAATCGAGCATAAGAAGATACGACCCGCCGATGTGCTCGCTCACCTTTATCACCGCATTGCGCGCCTCAGCCCAATTGTTACTGAAGGCTATTTCGGCTACGATAGCATTGGTCGCATCCAAGATTTCCTTGGTGTCATCAGTGCTCTCGGAATAACCGACGACGGTGTGATCAAAATAGGGCATCAAGAGCGGCAAAATGCGCGGCAGCAAGAATGCGTCGTTGTGCGCCAACATCCCGAGAATTACTTTCATACAGGGCAATGAAATTCCCGAAGTATTTCGATAAGGGTGTTCGCTGAGCGCTCCACAGTAAACTCTCTTGCTGAGGCTGCCGCCATTTCGGATTTATTTTGAAGCTCCACGCGATTCTCGTAAGCCTTGCGCATTTGAGCAGCCATGCTTTCAACCAGTGGCTTTGCATACACGCCCATGCTTTCGTAGATGCCTTCAGCAGGAACTAGCGTGAATCCTACTGCGTAGCCATTCTCGCGGCTGAAGAATTCACACACACCTCCGAAGTCTACACCGATCACGGGCCTTCCCATTGCCATCGCTTCGTGCTGATGTCTGCCCCACCCTTCGGCTGCGGAGCCGGACACAAAAACGTTAATCGACCTGTACCATTCAACCAATTCTTTCTGGTCGATGTAACGCTGCAAGACTTCGATCCGGGAATCCTTGAAATCATCAACCGGTGGATCTTCCGAGAATGATTTCACTTTCAACTTAACATTTTTCTCCCTCGGGAAGGCGAGCCTGAAAGCCTCGACGACGATATTGAATCCCTTTCGAATTCCACCACTCGCGGTTTTGGCCGCCGTGCCAAATACCAACTTACCGCTGACATCATTGACAGCCAAAGGGAACACTTCAGGGTCGAATCCCATCGGGCAAATACGGATTGGCGTATCGACGCCGCAGGAAGAAAAGGAAGATGCGTTCCAGGCATTCGGAGTAATCGCCACCTTGCACCGGTTGAAAACTTCCACCGCTTTTGTCCGGTTCATGTCAATCTTGGATACTAACCTCGCGGCCTCCCACATCGAATACATGGCATGGTATTTGTTCCCGAGCACCAAATTGGCTGGCTGAATCACGCACGGGTAGATTACAAGATCCCAAGGATGAGGATTCGACTGTCCCCGAATGCACCGTTTGAGTTCCGGTGTGATGGCCCCATGAATCTCGTTGTAGCTTGCCGGAAATATTTGGACATCGTAATCCATTTTCAGAAACTCCAGAGCGATCTGTGAACTCAAAATGCCATAGCCGCTTGAGCTATCTATGTGCGCTATAAGCGGGATGACCTTTTTGACCTTGGGTTTTGGAGGCGATATGAACAGTCGCGAGAGTAATCCCTTTGGCTTGGCTTCGCGCAGACGGTCAATAAGCGAACCATCCTTGCAGCGATGGAAGAACACCACGCCCGGCCTGATGATTCTCTGAACGTCTTGCTGCGTATCGAAAGTCTGACTGTCGCCGTTTTGAAAGGCGACCTGTTGAATCAGATGATTGGCCCTGTGGCAGCGATGCTGCACGTCTTTCCATGCAACGATGTCGAACGGAGAAGCTCGGCAAAGCATAGCGTTCACCGAGTAGGTTCCGACATCAGGCGGATACACTCCGACGCCGTTCATGTGCGTGCCGTTACCTGAATCTTCCTCGACGATGCAACCCATGAATGGCTGCTTGGCATCGGCATATTCATCTCGCAGGGTTCCGTACCAGCCTTTCGCAATCGGGCAACTGTCAGATTCCCACCAGAACCACGGTTGCTGATGCTTTACGATGCCTCTTGCTGCTGATTGAAAAGCCCAGTTTTGAGGGTGCGGCCATGCGGGATTACCGGCCCAATCCCCATAGCACGATTCGGATATCTTGTTAAATATGCCTTTGGCTCTTTCGACAACGCATGTCGGCTTGAACCCGTGCGGGTGAGAAATGACTGCATGTGCGTCAACAGTTCCATCAAGCTCAGCGAGCCAATCCAGGTTTTTAAGAACCAAGGCTTCGTCTTTAGCGCAGACCGGAATTACGACTACCATCGGGATAGAAAAAGTCGAAACTTAAGGATTAGAATTACAATCCCCATCCCAATAATTCGGAATGTGTTTCGATTGATAATGATACATTTCAATTTCCCATTCGACCGATAAAACAGATTCATAACCAAATCGCGATGGCATCCATCGGTTACATCTGTAGCATTCTGATCAGAGTAGCATGAGCCTGCATGTACTTCATAAATTTAGAATTTGTCTCGTTGCGTAATTTGAAGTAAGCAGCGACATCTGGAGGCCAATAGAAATCCGGCGTGTGGACAATGTGAAACTCGAAATAGCACTGCCGATGATGCATTGCTTGCATCTTCGGGTCCAAATCGGGCAGGGAATAAATCTCCTCAGCAATCATTGCCATACTCCAGCTTTCTTTGCCTTGGCCACCACAATTTCACCCATGCTCATACCTTCGAATTGTTTTTCGTCATCAACAGTCGATTCGTTTTCCGTGCCCCCTTTCAAGTCAGGTCCTCCAGCTTTTAGGCTTTCCAGTTCCTCCTTGAGTGCTTTGTTTTCTTTCGCGAGCGCCATTTGATTCTTGAGCAGTCCAGGCGCGGCCGCTGACCAAAGAGCAGCTTTGGAAAGCTGATCGGCGCTCAGATTCAAGTTGAGGATGTTGCGTGCAGTTTCAACACGTTGAGCGACTTCCGCATTGTGGGCTTCGTCCCCATCCTTTTTCTGGAATAGTGCCAGTCCATTGTCGGGGTTGCTCCATTTCTGAAGTGTGTCTTGGAACGTGCGCTCGAATTCTTCTGCTCGTCTTTTACTATCCCTCTCCTTAATCTGATCATACAGCTTAAGATGATCATCTGGCTTATCGAGTGCCGATTGCCTCTCGAAGTTTATCTTTCGGATGTCTACCAGCACCGGTCCAAGTTCAGTTTTCTGAAATTCATCCAGATTGTCCAAAAGCCCTCGGGCGATCTGGTTCCTGAAATCGCCATCAGGCAGTTGGGCGATCTTTTTTAGCGTTTCGGCGTGCTCTTGTCCTACAATCTGCTGCCCGATCGCCAAGGCAGTATTCCTGCGGTCTTCGAAATGTTTCTTGAATTCCGGCAGTCGGTCGAGCGCCACTTCCTTTATTAACCGGGTAAGCTCATCGTTGCGCTTCTTCACTGAATCGAATTCATTACGTTCAGTTTCCCACGACTTCCACTTCTCCTGCTCTTTGGCGTACTTTTCCTGCCCGGCTTTGAACTTTGCGTTTTCCTCTTTGAGGCGAGCGCGTTCCTCGTTGACTTCCTTCCACTGCGCGGCTCTTGCGGGAGGTTTGATCTCCGCTTCGGACTTACCCGCATCCGTCGTGCCCGCGTCCAAGGTATCCCGGCTTTCCGCCGGCGCGGGCACGATTGGAGGTTTACCCGAAGGTGGCTTAAATTCTGTTGGTCGTGCTTCGGCGTATGCCTTTTGAACCATCTCCTCCATCGAAGTACCGAATGGCTCGGGATTTTCGCTGCCGTTTGTTTGCGCCTCGGTCGAAATTATCGGCGGGGCTGATGATCTAAGAATTGGGTCTGCCATAATTATTTGCTCGCTAACTTTTCCAATGCTACGGCTATTCTCTCCAAGATCGAGAGAGGGCGTTCTTCTACAATGTTCTGCTTTGCCCTTAGCATTTCATTTTCCAATTTCAATAATTGCTTTGCTTCCTTGAGCTTATTCCAATCATGTGATTGTATTTGCCTAAATTGCCCCGAAGACTCAGTGCCGGATTCAACCTTCATTCGTTTCTGGATACTCCGTGTTGTCATAATCTGCCTGGATGTCTTCAACTGCTTTTGCGGGGAATTGGCGTAACGAGAACAGCACACTTTGGCAATCGGCGTATCCCTCTTTGCGTCCTAGCTCAACGGCGCATTGCATGTCGGTCACGCTCTGACCGCGAATTGGGAAACCGCTCGGCTGAAGATTCACCATGACAGACAAAGCGTAAGCAAATTCCTCGCTTGTCCTGGCCCATTTCACCAGCCCCTCATCTGTTTGCCAGCGTTCAAGTGTCATGTCGTGGCGGCCTGGACGTGGAAATTGAACAGGCTTTGGAGCCTCGACAGGTTTCCTTCCAAATATACGATCTAAAATTCCAATCATGGTCTTGTCTCGATTTTGGACCTATCCTTCCACGCATCCATTCGATCATGGGGCTTTTCAAGCCTCTCAAATTGTTTTAGCACCTCGATTCGAATCTCGATGAATATTCGGTCTAGTAACTTATTGAAGGATTCCTGATCGTGTGAGCTTGGGCCTTCCAACATAATGCGACGCAGTGCGGAGTCCTCCCCGATCTCCAAGTGAGCGCGATAGAATGGAACAACATCTATCACCGGCCAGTAATCGTGATCTACGCCTTCAATCGGTTTGTATACCTCCCCCTGACAACCATTGATCGTAATACTGAACCTAAGCCGTGGGATTTGCTCCAACAATCGCGCCATTGATTCTTTCGTAATTTCTTCCGAATCACTCATTCACTTGTTTTAGATTTTGCTTTTGCCTGTTCAATCGCAATCTGCGCTGCGGCCTGCGCGTCCTTGATCGCCATGTCCTGTTGCGCCTGCGTCATGGCCTGCTCATGCTTCCGCTGTTTCATAAGCATCCCCTGCTGGCCTTTGGCTGTCGCCATCGCTATCTTTGCCTTTGTTTCTGCCACTTTTATTGCAGTATCGCCATCGGTCCCCTGGAGGATGGCTTGCGCTTGCTGTGCTTTTTGCTGCTCCTCCTGGCGTTGCTGCATCATCTTTTGAACTTGCCCATGCAGTTTGTCGGCAATCTGTCCAAGCTTTCGGAATTCACCTTCTAGCGCTTTGAATTGCCGTTGATGAGATGGGTCTTTCGAGAGCGCCTGGAGGTGCTGTCCTATGTGAGGCCCGACATTTTCCATGAAGGCCAAGACCGCGGCCGGATCTGCGCCCTGCGGTAATGACGCTGCGGCATCGGCGCTCGCCTTGAGATGGACTTCGGCATGAATCAGATTGTTCTGCGTTGGAGTCCAAATCACTTGAGCACCGGTCTTCATTGCAGCATTTTCCAGCATCGCGAGATTCGCCTGATCGTTTGGCTGATTCATCCGCGCCGCCTTGGGATTGTACCTTTCGACTTTGCTTTGGTTCGTGTAGGCGCTGATAACATCGTCGTGGAAGTTGGCTTGACCAGTTTCCGGCCACATTGCCGAATACGGAGTAAGAGAAGCAAGTGTGGTTTGACGCATGATGGCCGATCCGTTGCCCATGCTTCGAAAATGCCTGACACTTCGCCTGGCCAGCAATGCAGCTTTCGGCACTCCCCGGCGAAAGCATCGCTCTTGGAAATCCAAAGCCGCAATAGATGATTCATCTGTTCTTGAAAGATTCGGATTGGTGATTCGACGTACAAGTTCTTCATCGCATCGGTCCATTTGGTTGTAGAAACGGTTTACTGCTGAGTTTCCGAGAATCGTACTGGCCGTGTACTCAAGCCGAGCCTGCTCGGCGGTCATTGGGTTTCCGGGTTTCTTTTCTGGCGACGGACGATAGATGCCGGTATTGCGCGAGAGCCGACTGTCCAAGTCGTTGTTCACCGCGATCACTGTCGTGATGTCGCCAAGGATTTGGCTTTGCTGAACATCGAAGTCGGGCGGGATAATGTTGAATGCGCCAATCTGAACGAGTCCGATCTTGCTCATTGCGCTCGCGCTTTTGGCCTGCAACGTGATTGCGGTTCGAAGAAAGGCGGCATCAATCTCAGCGCAGGTGAGCCGGTCCTTTGTTTGCACAAGATTGAATATGTCCTTCCCAAGCCCTTGTGCTCCATGCCAACTGCCGTCCATGACCTCCATGAAGAACGGCGCCAACACCTGATAGAAACTTGAGTAGCGACGTTCTTTCTTGAGCAGGAAATCGGAATCCCCGGTTTCAGTGACAATCAATTCTGTGATTTTTCCGTCGAATTCCTTCACGTAAACACGGGCAGCACGAATGGTTGACGCCCGACAAGACATTAGTAAATCGTGATCGTTTAATTCCTGCTGAACCAATTGCCAATCGACCGGGCTTGAAGTATCCGGGTTGCGCGGGACGGCTTCTCGGATTGCCAGTTTAACGGCCGATGGATTCCAGCCGCTTGCGCGAGCTACAATCTCGTTCTGAATCTTCTCCCAAAGTTCATGGACTTTATAATCTTGAGAGACGCAAAGAAGTTCCAAGCCCTCAAGCTCAGCTTGCGTGCCGTCCATAACGCGAATCTTGCGGTGCGGGATTCGCTTAAAGCGCCAGTCCCACGGATTATTCCATACCAAAAACCCCTGTCCGTATCCAACAAAGTCGTGGAGCATAGCCCAGACATTAAAATCAAATCCCTTCCATTTCTTGAGTGTAACATCAAGTTCCTCAGTAACGATTCCGCTCCACTCGGCTTGCTGGTCGGGGGAACCGTAGTCGGTCTGGAAGTCAATGTAGTGGGGCGACGAGGAGAATAAATCGTAATAGGGGACGAGCGCGTTACTGAGATAAGCTTTCCCCTCAAGAGATGAAAAGTTAGCTCGCCATGCCTGAGATGCAGCACGTCTTTTACTGGAATTGAACGGGGGGTTGCCATCGAACATTCCTTTAAGGTTTGCATCTTTACGACTCCTTTCTTTGTCTGCTTCAATCAATAACCCGACAAACGATTGCGTTTTTCTGGGCTCACTCAGCCGGCTCTTAGGTGGTTTCCCGTTTTTGCTGAGTGTTTCAAGAACGGTCGAAGTTTGAATTTCGGCGAGCGATGGAACGGCTATAGCCATAATTAACCAGCATTAAAACTGCCTAGAATGAGTTTGATGGTCCTCATAGAAGCCAGCAGTGTTTTGGCAACGAACTCATCTGTCCATCAGTCAGATTGTTTCTGAGGATATCGACGGGAAGATGAATCTTTGCCCTTAGCGAGCACCCGCAAATCTTACATGACTTTAATTGGCTATCGTATATCGTCACAGCGCCATTGACCACAGCATTCGCGGCCTCGTGCAATGCTAAAATATTACATCCACTACAGCCCACTGGCGGCTGATTGTACGGACACCCCGCACAAATCAATGCCCTCCGTTCTGCCTCGGCAGCATCAACCCTCTTCCCCTTCCCATTGATCATCCACTGCGCAAGTGTTCGTGTCCCTTGAATAACAGCTTGAATTGTAAATCCCCAGCCTCCCATCGGAGGCACCGGATAACCTCCTTCTAAACACCATTCTCCATCCAACGTTGCGCAAATCTGATCCTGTATCTGCGCTTCCCATTGCGCGCCAATTGGCAAATTGTTTGCCTTACAATGGAGTTTGCAGTGGTAAAGAAAATCGACATATGAAGGGTCACCTCCGCGCTCTGGCACCCAACTTTTTGTTTCCTCCGAATACCATCGAAAACCTCCAGGAACCGTAACTCCCGTATTGTTTAAAGTTCTCATGGATGTTTACGCCGCCAACCCACAAATCGGACACTTTTCAAACGTTAACTTCTTGTTCTTCAATTGGCTCATTTGTGGCGATGTCATCAGACTCGTAAATCTCGTCCCATTCACGGGCTGCGATTTCCCATCGGTCGGAGGCTTTAATGTAAATCCCGGCCAGGGCACCGAAGGTTCGCGCCAGTTCGCAAAGCACGGCGATGGCATCGAAATGATCCGGGGACCTGCCTATCTTTTTTTTGCATTCGTCCTTGGTATCGAGGCAAATTTTCCTGGCCTTGATCGTATATTCCCGGCTGCACGCCTGGATTGTGGCCTCGGGATAGAATCCCTTTAATTGCTCGCCCAAAAGGAATTCCCGGCAACTATACCACAATTCGGTGACTTTTCGGTCATAGACATCGCAGCTTTTCCGTGAATCCGCCGATGATGCCGGCTTTGTGCTCGCGGCCCCTCCAAATTCCACGCCCAAGACCTCTCCCCATGTCTGCCGAAGTATCGCGTACACTCCCCGGCCAGTTCCGGTCTTGTCCATTGCAAATTTTTCCGGTCGAATACGGCGTTTATCGCATTCCAGAACGACGCGGCTGGCAATTTGGTAATCAATTTCATCTTTGCTCGTTGGATCGCCCTGAATCGAGATGAAATCACGCAGTTGGATTCCAAATCTTCCGCTTGGAAGATCGCCGTAGTCGGCAAAGTGAAGAATACAGCCGTCACCTCCGAAAGCGGGGTCTAGCGAGGCAATTTGTTCACTGTGCGATTGCCACATGAGCTCTCCACTGCCATATTTCTCGATCATTACTTCGTCGAAAACGGTGTTGAGCACTCCGGCTGGCGTCCAAAACCCACGATCATTGCTCCAAAGCTGAATTGTTTGGCGCTCCTGGCTGTTTGCCTTGGCCGCTCGATAATCTTCGTAGGTGTAGAGGTAACGATGGACCGTTTTTCCAGCGATTACGTTTGGTGATTTGAAGCCATCGAAATGGTCGGCCCGACCCGATGGCAGCGACCACGCTTTCACGCCCTTGGTTTTCCATGTTTCGGATTCTACGGAGATCGAGGCCCAGCCGGCAGCCGGCTCGCAACATCGACCGTGGATGTCCAAATGCGAAATTGCGTTGCCAATGGTCAAAATGGTCAAATCCTGGCAAGCCTTGCGAATATTCGGGATGGTTTCGCAAATCGCTTCCTCTGTTCCCGGCGCCTCATCGATGATTACGAGGATACGCTCGGCATGCAGACCCTTCAAATTTTCGATGGCACTCTGCAACTCCCCCCCTTGGATGGCCGTACCAGCTATCGCATGTTTGCTGTCGCTTTTTTCGGCCTGGAGCATGATTTGAGAGTCAACCAGGTGGCCAAACGCATACGGACCCTTGGAAAGCTCATAATGCGTCTTCTGGATAATCGGCCAAACACGACGTTTTAGCATTTGCTTAGACGAACTGACCAGCGTTACCGCACTTTTTCCGGGGAGTGCCCGGAACCAGAGAACCGAGTAGACACCGGCTGAAAAAGTTTTTCCGGCGCTCCCGCAGCCGGTCCAGTTCACGCTGCGGATGATAGTCTCGCCATCTTTATAGGCGTAAGTATCGTCGCAAAGCGACTGGAACTGGCGTTCCATCCAAGGATTCCATTCCAGCTCAGGCAGAGCATCAGTAGCGTAATTTTTGAAGTGCTCATATTTGGAGATGCCCCCGGTCGCGATCGAACCACCGACGCGGAACCCGAAAATCTCCAGAGATTTTTTGTCAAGCTTCTGATCGGCGACCAGGCCGTAGAGTTTATGGCGATACCAAGGCATTTTGTGTCAAATCCGCTTGTTGAACTACAACCTCACGACATTCCCACAGCTTGCGCTTTCCCCGCTCCCCGATCTTCCTCCACCCGTGAACTTCAATTAATCGAGTGGAAGATCCTAACCAAATAGCGGCTGCCGGGCATTCTCGTATTTTTGAAATTCGTTCCGCGACATGATCACCCGTCGTAGTTTGCACCAGCATAATCACATTGCCTTGGATCGCGAGCAGGTCTCCGAATCCAAAAAGGTCTTGTCGTACTTTTGCATACGGATTCCAGTGTTCGACAACGGCAACAAACCATCCTTCCTTTCTGAGTTTGGCGAGAGAGCGCTGGGTTGGACTCACGCAGCCCTCCATTGACGCGCCAGCATTCGAAGACATTCTCCGGAATCGCAGGCCCGCCTTGCCAAGATCATCCAATAGAAATTCATTGCATCGCCCGAATCAAAGCGCCGCTGGTCTTCAAGATTGTATTTTAATTCCTGACCGCAGCCGAGATAACCATCTCGATCCAGGGATTGAATCTGTTCCTGGACAAATCTTACGTGCATCTGTTTTATGCGATAGACTCTCTCGCGCCGGCAACCTCGTGTCGATCTGCTTACGACTTCGATTGAGAAAGTAATGAATGGTGCTTTCACTTCAGCAAAGAGAGTGGATCTGTCAAAGGGCCGAGACCGCACCAATCGAAATTTGTCTCCGAATCAACATATACGACTCGTTTGTTCATCCTTATAAAGCGTACGTATTTGTATTTTCCTCGATAGACATTGGCAAAGACGCCCGAGCGAGACAAACCCGTTCTCTGGCTTTCCTCTACCACCCATTGTTTGAGTTGGATTTGGCTCACAATCCAGGTTTATCCAACCGCCTTCCTCATCTCTTCAATCCAATTCGCCAGGTTGGATTCTTTGACTATCTCCGATACATGCCGTGAATGATTGGTTTCCGGGATCGTGGCCGGCCAATTCCGCCGCAACTCATGTATTGGAGTAGGCCGCTTCCTGGCTCTCTGCTCCGCTTTAATTTGATTGAGCATATCCTCAAACTCGGCCGGGTAACCGATCAGAACGCTGAATCTCAGCCCTGCCAGGCTCCCTCGCGTTCCTTTTTTGTATTCCTTAATTATCCACCCGATCACCATGCTTAAATCTTCCTCGCAAAATGGTTCCTGCTCCCTGAATCTCAACCATTCGAACCATTGTCTCTCTCGCTCAAACCCCAAAGTGCTCTTGTTCCCAGTCAGCAACTCAAAAGCTTGGTGCAACTTCAGGATTTTTTCTTTCAGGTCAGGCTCTTCCTCTTTCATGTTCTGTTCCTTTGTCCTGACTGTAAATCGGAATTAGGAATTTCCTTCTTCATCTCATTCACTAGATTCGATAGGCACAGGACTTCCCGCGTCCACGGATACTTGTGCGAAAGCGCTCATTCACTGAGTTCGATGAGGCTCCAGTTTTAGCTGCACGTCTTTTTCGGCCACGCAAGGAACATGCTTTGCGCCCGTCTCAACAACTCCATTCCGTGCCAGTCCACAAATGCTCTGGTGCCGGGAATTCCACCCGGCTTACCCGCGCGGCGGGAAGTCAAAAGGTTCCGCGCGACTCGCTTTCCACAAGTCAGCCGATTCGTTAGCGGAGGCTAAAAAGAAGCCGTTCACCATTTGAAATTACCCTCATCGCTGGGCTTGGTCTTGGGCCGCGAAGCCTTCGACTCATGGTGAACGGAAATTCCGTTCGGTAATGTAGCCGCGGACGAGGGACGATTTCAAACGCCCTACCGAATGCGCAAACTTTTTCATAACCCCGAGCAACTGTAAAGATATTTCTCTCACAAAAGCGCTAGCGTGGTCTCTATAGCTATACGCCCCACTCTGAGTCCGCCAGCTTCCTTTGTATATGCAAACTTATATCCAGGGCTGCGCCTGGCAAATTGATAAGCCGCCATTTTTGCCCTGACACAGTCATCCAAAGTAGCCCCAGGAATCAAAAAACTATCTCCGACCTCAAGCCTTCTAAATGGATACTTGCTCTGTCTTGCTCTTTCCACCCCCACACCCTTGTCTATGTTGTAGACATTTGTCATAGATGCAACATTTGAGTAATTACATTTAGTTGTCAATAATATTTCTAATATTTGTTTGTCCACCGGATGCGTCCACCTACCGTGGTTCCTTGCAATAGCCATGGGCACGGGATCTGCCTCTTTGCCCTGTAACTCCTTTCCCAGTCATAAAGGGGAGGTATGACTAAAAGCGACGGGGGCCAAAAGGGGTTCGTCGATCCACCAGGCTCCGGTGGCCGGCCGAAAAGGAATCTATTTTATTCGTGCGAATTGCGAGAGTTTTCGCTTATGATCAGTTATATTCAACTCGGTTCCTTGGACTGACAGGCAGTTACAGAAATCGCGGCCTCGGGACACTTGGAACTGTCCCGTTCTGGCACAATGTCTACGTCAATCGCGCGAGCCGTATTTGAATTTGCACGAGGTCCCTGGACGTTCACTTCAATCTTCATCGTTCCGTGCGTCCCAGGTCCGTCAAGACCAAATGCACGCCGGGCGGTTTCATCGCAAGCTTTCGTCATTCGGATCAGAACCTCCAACTTGCGCGGACTCGGGTTTTCAAGGGTTAATTCCTCTATGCGCGATAGATGCTGCTCGACTAGCGCAAATATGCGTTGCGTCCAATCGGAAGCACGCTGAGCAAGCGATTGTGTTGACATTGAACGCATTGCAGTAGCATCACGTTTCCAAACGTAGCGAATGGCGCGTTTGGAAACGGAGGAAATGGGAACACCCATCTGATCCGAGATTTGCTTGGGGCCAAATCCTTGAGCATAAAGACGCTGGCAAGCAGCCCAGTCTACGTTCAAGCGAGTGGGCATATCCAGTTCCCGGTATTCAATTGAGAGAGAATGTGCAAGCACAATGGGGTGCTTGCCGGTTCGGGAGTTTTATCTTCCCTGCGGGAAGTTTTGGCAAGCTTTAATTTGCTCACATTTCTATAAGTTGTTGATACAAAGCGCAAAATAAAGTTCACTTATTGTATTGACAATAAGTCTCACTCTGCTAATCTGGGCAAAGTTCAAGACGCGCGAACAACCGACGAGGAAGGAAAAATGAAAGTAAAAGCAAATACCGACAAGGGCCAGATGATAATCCGAGGAATTGAGCCACGAGAATATTATGAGATTGAAGTTGATCTCGGAACGCTCACTGAGTCACAACGTACGATTCTGGCCGGGATGACCAGCCCAACAATATTTGGGGCTGTAGAAGGCACCAGTGCCGAGGTTAGGGCATACTTGCAGGCCGAAGTGGAGAGCGAGGCCAAGGAGCAAGCCGAGCGTGATAGGGTGTGCCGTGAGGCATGTGCGACGGCGGTGTTGGGAGAATCCGAGGGAGTCGAGTGCGGCGTGAAATACCAGACCTGGCAATTGCCCTACATCTCCGCATATTCGTTGTCGTCTGAGGTGCGAACAATGTACGATCGCACGATCGCGCGGCTCGTAGCAGAAAAAGAAACGCGAAACGCGGCGAGCCTGCTCGCCGCTGAAGCTGACATCCAAGTAGCACAGGAAGCACAAGCCCGAGCCAAAGCAGAACAGCAAGCCGCGAAAGCCGCGAATTTCGCGGAGCGGTTGGCAACCGGAATCCTGACAATCGAGATGGAGCGCGGCGACCGTAGGGATTGGGGCGAGCCGTGGATCGCGAAAGTCGCTAGCCGCAATGGTCGGAAGCCTGAATATGACTTTTCTGCCGGGTCTTACGATGTCGCGACAGAGACGTTGAGTATCCCTTGCAAGCCGGGAGAAGTGATTGCTTACGGGCAGAAAAATTACCGGAAGCCGAAACGCACGATCCACAACATTCGAAAGATGCGTGAAGACGGCGGCCTCGTCGAAGCTTGAAAGGAGTAAGTGAACCGCACTTCTATGAATCCTGAACACAAACACAAAATGGGCCGTCCGCTGCTTCCAAGCGGCGAGGCGGCGGACTCACAAATACAATTGCGCGTCACGCGCAAGCGCAAGAGCGCGTATGTGGGGGCCGCGAACAAAAAGAAGCAGACGCTCGCCGCATGGTGCTTTGAGGCGCTCGATAAAGAGAGCGGCTAATGAATCAAAACGGTATGCTCAGGACTGCGCATCCTGACCGCTCTTGCAATTACTCGGCCCATTGGGAGCGGGACTCCGTTCGCTATCACCTCAAAAAGACCGGCCTTTCGTAGTGGGGAGTCAGTCAGGAAGTCTTCGGGCAAGCCTTGCGCTTCGAGCGCATCGGGAAGCCCCTTGATTGTTGATGTGCTGCGCGGTCTTTGCCGCAGTGCGTCCCATCGCAGATTGCGGGTCGTAACCGTGTTGTGTTTCGGTTCGCGGACCAGGCACGGCATATCCAGGTGCAGTTTTGCGCCTGTGCGGGTTCCGAAAGATATTCGACGGAGTCGGCGTTGATCTGCTCCACAGTGGTTAGCGTTGACCATTTGAGCGTGGACGATGTAGCCCTTGATCGAGGGGATTGGCGCCCGCCTCACATTTTCCATCACGAACCACTCCGGTTGTGCCTCTTGGATGCAGCGGACGTATTCCGGTATCAGATCCGGTTGCACTGTCTGGCCGCGAGCCTTGGCGATGTTGGAAGCAGACGACCACCACTTGCACGGCGGACCTCCTATCACACCACGGAAGACTCCCGCCGGCGGATGGAAGCGGTGAACGTCGCCGCCCCAAATTCTATCAGGTCCGCGCACGACGCAGAATCCCTCCAACTCGAACGCCATGTCCAGCAGACCGATTCCCGGAAAGATGGACAGGACCAATTCGGGATCCGAATGCTCAAAGTCTCGCATCGGATACCTCAGTCGTTAGGAATCTTGATCATGGTTCCAGTCGTCTTCGTAATCGTAAGACCTGCTCGCTTCCCACCTGTCATCGTCGTAGGCTTTGAGTTCGGCTTGGTCGCGCACTGTTCGGTCGCCTTCTGGCGTTGCCCGGATTCTCGCGACACGTTCCACCAGATATCCACGCTGTGTTTTCTCGTCGAGCAGTCGGGCCGCATTGATTTTTGCGATGCGGTATTGACGCACAGCCTTATCAGCGAGCCGCGCCGCCTCCTTGCGCATTTCGTCAACTTGGTCGCCGGTGATTGCCGCGTTTGACGACAGACAAACTTCAAAATGGCAATAGTCGTGACTGCGCATCACTTTGACCGAAGCAGTTTCGATTGGTATGTCCATATTATTTTGCTTCTGCTAGTTCGAACGTCGGGCGCTTGCCGCCGTCCGGCATCACCACTTCGAGTTCGTGGCAGCGCAGCAAGCCGCCGAGCGTCCAGTTGCGTTAGGCGGCTTCAGGTAGCGCTTAATATCTTCAATGATTTGCAGGCAATGGGGGCACGTTATACGATGCTTGCCGCGCAGTTGCATTGGAGGTTTTCGATGCAACATGTCATCGCCGGCAAAATCGTGGCCGCAGATCGTGTAGTCAGTGCCGGACGCCACAAGATGGACTTCTGGACCATCATCTTCGGTTGACCAGATACGCACGAAATCAGCCGACGAACCATGCGATTTAGCCGTGTGAGTCATCTTGGGTCGTTAGGCGGTTCCAGGTAGCAACCGATAGCATCACTCAGGCGATTCCAGTTTTGAGCGCATCCTTCGTTGCCGGGCCAGGGTCTTGCGCTCCCATCCATATTGAAGCCGTGCATGTGATTCCAGACGCAGCAGAGCAGTCGGCGACATTCGTCGTTCTCCGAGTCGGTTTGCAGATTGTCGCTCATAGCATTTTATT